ATCCCTCTTATAGTCCATTGAACTCTTCATATCCTGAATATATTCGTAACGCGTTCACGGGTTCATACCCATCCGCATATCAAGGTGGAGGAAGAAAAGACAACACGTTTGTAACAAGCGTCGGTTTAGAAAATAATGTAAATGACGTGAAAGGAGAGTGGATACAAATAAAAATACCTTACCAGATGTACTTAAAAAGTTATATAATCGAGGTGCCTGAATCATCTCAATCCAATAAATTTCCAAAAGAATTCATTGTAGTCGGTTCAAACAACGGGCAAGATTGGGAAGCATTACATTCGCAAACGATGGCTGATAATTTCAAAGGAACGAAAAACCAGTTTCAGCTTACTTACCCCAAAAAATTCTCGCATTTCCGACTGATTGTAACTACCTTACAAGGGTCGCTTGACCGTGTCCAACTATCAAATTGGAGTCTTTTTGGAAACACGATCATCGTGTCTGACGAAAAAGACAATATGGAATCATTTGTATCATTGAATAGATGTTTAGATTGTCGTGAAAATGACGCGTCTAATACAAACGACTATTCTCCCTATCACGAAGGGTTCGACAATTATACTTATACATCTGAATTAAGGATAAAACACAAATTCCCATATCACAAAACAAAAAAAAACAATTCTCGCAAAAGAGTAAATAAACAAGCCGAGGAAAGAAGAAAAAACCGTTATTATAAAAACTACGCGAAAACGATAGAAAACCAACAAATAAACCCTCTTCAACGCAAGGCAGAACAATATGAAGACGATGTAGACAAAATTACGAAGAATTATACAAATATCTCAGACACGTTGAATGATATAACGAACGATGAACAAACTGGTATTTTAGATGACCTAAAAAAACAACCTTCGTATACAAACAGTGAACGAATGCATAATGTAGATTCGATAGAAGAAGCCCGTTTGAAAGATATTGAACATATGATTAATACTAACAATGAAATCTATGTTTTAGGAGGTATTGCGGCTGCTACGCTAGTTGTGTTTGGAGGTATGTTGTTAATGGAGTAAATATGAAAGCAACCATTTTCCATGATTAGATATTATGATATAATATTATTATAATATATACGATGTCTGAAAAAGAAACAGCACCCAAGGTAGAGTTATCAAGTTTTTTTGATTTACAGAAAAGATATTTACATGGGTCTGTACAAAAAAGCAAGAACCGACGATTAAATAGAAAAATTAGGAAGCTTCAACGTAATTTAGACTCATTAAATACCACCTATGAAAAATCTAATGCAACAAATGCGGATTTGTTAACAAAGCAACAGCAAGTTCATCACATTTTAGACGAAGAAAAGAAACGCCTAATGACACAACAGTCTCTAATTGAAAACGATTATGTAGTCAAACAGCGCGAAACGCAGTTCAATAATTCGTATCGTTTACGCCAACACGAAGTAAACAAAATGATGGCGGTGGTTGTATTTGGTTTGTTTATTATGGTTCTAATCATATTGCTGCAGCGTCACCTTGGATTTATTCCCGATTCAGTTATTACAATTGCGATGATTGTGGTTATATGTGTAGTTGGCATATATTCTATACGTCAAATCATAAAAATATTATTACGTAGCAAGATGGATTTCACCAAACTCTATTTAGACGAGCCGGAAGAATTGAAAAAACAATCTGCCGAGGATGGTGAATCTACCGACCTGCTCGCAGCAAACGATACTGACTATTGCGTCGGTCCAGCATGCTGCCACGAAGGAACGAGCTTTGATAACGAACAATTGCTATGCATTCCAGATGAGGATATTGATGAGGAGGTAGAAACTTTTAGAAACCTACAACCCTCTATGTGTCATACTCCATACGAAGAAGGAAAATACGCAAAAATATAATATCATTATATTGTAATTAAAGTGGGTATATTATGTTTTTCTTTATGGTTGCTGGAACAATCGCCGCGCTTAAAATCGCTCTAGATATTAAACGAAAAAAGCGAAATGAAAGGAAACGGGATATAAGGAACGCAGAGAGAAACGAAGGGCGTGTAAACAATAGTTTACGTCAAAAGAAAAAAGAGACGAAACAACTCAATCGTCGTAAAAAACAAATAGGAAAACGGATGGAACGAAAGAATCGCGATTTTAAAACCGAAAAACGACTTCGTATAAAAAAGAAGAACACGCACAATAATTATAGAGATGTGATTAATCCAAAGCTTCGTGAAATAAAAGACGATACTACAAATGACCTGAAAAGTCTAGAATATAATTTCAACGCATCAGATGTAAAAAACAAATTGCTTTTAACAAGTATATTAAATGGCGAGTCGGGCATAGAAGAAGAACAGCAAAATATAGATGAAAAAACCAGAGAAATACACGCAATTATCCAAACGCAAAATAACCATTTAGATAAAACAATCAATACCGTTGGCGCTGATTTGGAATCTCAACAGTTAACTTCTGACCGTGCTTCATTATATGAAGACCATATCAAACAAGAATATGTGATTGCGAACAACGCATTCTGGTATTTGTATTATATTTTATTAATAGGGTTAGCATATTTATATCATAGGAAAGACGCAATCAATAAACCAAATACGATGTTTTTGTTAGTCGCACTTATATTATTTCCTTACTGGATGTATATTTTAGAAGGCCTTTTTGACATGCTAATGAATCTAACAATGTATGCCAATGCAGCTGTAAACAGCATATCTAAAATACCGAGAGAAACTGAAAAGAAGTTTGATTCATTATTTTAATAGAGTTATGGTATTTATGACATAATAATTTATCCTCAATATATAGATAAATTAGTATCAGAATGGGTAAAAGAAGACAACGAAGAAACCAAAGAAGAGACCAAAGAAGATCAAGAAGAAACCAACGGAAATCAAGAGGGGCGAATGATTTAATCGCAAAAAATATACGAATTGATAAAGAGCTTCGTCAATTAAAGGAGCGTCATGAAAGGGTAAATAGAAACATTCAACATCTTCAAAACCAAATCAACGATTACAATACAAAAATAAGAGACATTGAAAATGACATAGCAAAAGGAAAAGGTGGTATCAGACGTTTCATAAATGGTATTAATAGGGAAAAAGAGCGAATCCGGACATACAATCGTAAAATTAAGACACTTAAAGAGACTAAAAATACATTAGACGACGAAATAATGGATTTAACTACTCAAATCGCCACTCTTGAAAAAACACTTGAGCTACTAAAACAGGATAATGGTATATTAGAATCGGATTTTGATACCACAATGACCGAACATCATAAGGTGAAGGGCCTTTCTTGGGAAAATACTGAACAGATGTTTGACATGATTACTACTCAAAATAATCATTTACATCGCGAATATAGTTATCTTAAAAATGACCTAACCCAGGGGGACCAAGAGTCCACATTTATTCAACCTGACATAGAGAATTCAGAGCTAACAAATCACTTTTTTAAGGTTGCGTATTATATATTTGCTATCATATTGTTAGTATTTTTATATAAACACTTTTCTATGGACCGCATATACAGCAGTTTGTTTATTATATCGGCGGTAGTGTTGTATCCCTATTATATCACATATATAGAAGAGTTCGTTTATTTTTACATTATGTATATGTATAATTTTATACGCGCTGAACCAGTGAAATAAAAAATTGAATATTCTAGTAATTTACAATATTCAATTCATTGTATGTTATTTAAGTAGTTACAGGTCATTCTCATCAATACCATCATTGTCAACGATTTCATCATTGTCGTCATTGTCATCTCTGTTAATCATAATACCCTTCCATTTTCCTCGCACATTTTTCTTGTAGAGCTTATCCATATTTTCAGCCAATTCGCGAGAAGTAGGGAACTTCCCGGTAGCATTGTTTGAAAACCAAATCTTGTATTCTTCATGCAAGGCCGTCTTTGATAGAGAGCTGTCGGCATCCAATACAATCTTTTCATCATAGAACTGACTAAATAGGTCCTGACTCTGTCTATACTTGTTGCTGGCTGCCATCACCATATCACAATCTCTCACATATCCATTTGTCTCCAGCACTCGTTCAATCAACATGGCCATAAAGATCTCTTTCCACCTATCAAACTTGTTTTCAATTTCACAATCCACTGGAAATTGATAAGGTTTGTTTGGGTCATTATCCACGGGATTCTCCGTGAAATAAGAATGAAAAGGGGCAATGCGAATGCGTCGCCATGTGCCTCCATCATTACTATCTACCTCCATCATTACATTACAAGCAACCGCGAATGTTGCCTGGGGAACAAACGACACCATGCCAGTCATATAAGGTGCTCTGCATGTAATAGGGTCCTTTCCACTGGTAAGTTCCTTCATCTTGCCCTCATTCAGACGGTCATGTTTGGATGGCTCATTCATCACAGCATAACGAGCGCCTTTTAGGGACACAATCTCAGGAGATACCCCACCGACCTTTGTTCGCTGCTTATCCGCAACCAAACTAAGGGGCACTTCAACCTTATAGTCGCCCAACACCTTCGCCATGAGTGAAATCATAACGGACTTACCATTTCGTCCATCGCCTGTATACATGGTGAATGTCTGGTTTACTGAGTTTCCAATCAAGGTAGATGCCAAATGGTCAAACATATACTCATACTCCTCTTCAACAGGAAACAATTGATGAAAGAAGGTTTCAACCTCTTTTACTATCTGCTGTTGCTGTTGGTCACTCTTGTTCAAACGAATATAATTGATATTTGTGCTCTTAGAAATATAGTCATCTGGTTTTCCAGAACGAAACGTTTTCTCGCGGAAATCCATAACGCCGTTGTTGAATCCCATCAAATAAGGGTCTTGGTCCAACTTATCGAAGAAGTCTTTGACATAAAACTTGTGTCTTGATTCAGTCATAACATGCTCAGTAGCAGCAGTCATGCCTAGGTGACCAAATACGTTCATGCATACCTTTGCCTTCACCTTTGCCAACTCTCCCTCTTTTGATGTATTGTCATCGGGCTGGTAGGTGCTTTCATGAAGATACTCCTGTGCCTTCTGATTATACAGAGACCGCATTGTTCCACCAATCTCATTTCTCAAAGAAGTGCCTGAGTCACATGCTTCGTATCTATGATTCACAAACCGATACCAACTATTTGATTTGATACCTGCGGATACATATTCATCCCCCTTCATTGAATACAGAACTTCAGCAAAGTCGGCGTCTCCACAAATTCCATTTTTTTTATTGTTTAAGTTGCTATTTTGAACTGCGTAATTAATAGATTGCTCTATTTTGGCACCGATTGACTGGTCCAATATATGTTTATACTCGCTCGGGTTACTTGTCTTTGCCCAGTGACAAATAGAACCAATCGTCAGACCACCGTCGTATTGAACAATGGTCTCGTCCCATTTCTCTATACATTCCATAATTGACGCTGGATACCGAAAAGAGGGCGCTTGTGAACTGAACTTTACCCATAACAACAGCAAGTCCATGGACGTATTTTTTAGTGCCCAACATACACGGATCCATTTATCATACGACCCATTTCCGAAATATTCAGATGTCAATATCATGGTCATTTTGCATGCCGAAACCAATTTGTGGTCTGCCACGGTAAAAGAGTCCATAAATTCGTTATACATAGAGTCTAACTCCTCTTGGCTAGTAATACGTGTGAGTTCGCCAGGCAGTGCATTATAATTAGATGATTTTCTAACGGGGACGTTGTTTCTGGAAAATTGTGTCCGCGTCTTGTTTACTGGCAGATATTTCTCGTAGGTAGAAATAAACGACGTCTTCAGTTGAAAGGTTGGCACATCGGGATTCCTCACAGACAACTCCATCCAGTCCATCTCTTCTATATGTCCAGTTACATCGCTAATTTCGTCGCGAATAAATTCGTTATCGCTCTCGTCATATCCAATATCGTAGATATAAGCGACACTATAACGACCGTGATGAGGTTTTCTAGAACCAATTAGCTGCCAGTTTGTAGTGCCTTTCATAACACCTTCGTCAAATACACTTCCCCACGTATTAATGATTGGAACATCCCAGATTTCAGGAATTTTTGAAATCAGCTGCTCGCGCAGATACTTCATCGCATGACGGTCCATTTTAATAGGTATCAACAAATGGATACCGTCCTTCGTAATGTTTTTATCTTTTACTCTATTTACATCTGGTTTCTGCATCACAAAGCATTTTATATTTTTATCCGAACTGAATACATACATATCGTTCAATACCCCGAAAATAACGTCTACAAGGTCATCTACATGTTCCTTTCCATGTTGCCTATCTTCTACCTCATAATCGTAGTGTAAGTCCATATCAATCGCAAGGGAGCCCTCGGGTAGCTGTTTTTCCGTCAAATATTCGTATTGACCACTCAATGTAGCGGCCTTTACCTTTTTCATAAACCCCGGATATTCATTATCTGGAATCACATACGTTCCTCCGTGAATTTTGGCGTCTTTGTTGCCAATTCGGGTGTTTGTATGTGTCTCAGGCTTATCCGTGTTCGCATTCTTCTCTACCCGATACTGTGTAAGTGCGGTTTGGAGATTTTGTGGTCGTTTTGGCTTCGGTTTTGCAGCAATAGAAGATGAACTCATGTTTGAGGGTATACTATACAACTATATTATTGGATACTTTCTAAATCAATTTTCGGAACTATTACTTTGCAGCAGGTCAATTATAATGTAAACGTTATTACACCATATATCGTGCGACTGATTTGGTTTGGTTGTTTTATTAATAATTTCAATAATAAAACTATCAATTTTGTATGCGCCAGATAGAATGACAAACGAATACAAAATTGAAAAAGAAATAACATAGAAAGAATTCTCATACAACTATATATAAGAGAGTTAACAATGAAATTTTGCGAGAAATGCGACAACATGTATTATATTCGTATTGCTGAATCCGACGAATCAACTTTGAATTATTATTGTAAACACTGTGGAAATGTAGATCTTGATATTAATCAAGACGGAGTTTGTTTAATGAACACGTCTTTCACAAATGGAGAACAAAACTTTCATCACATAATCAACAAATATACAAAATTGGACCCCACCTTGCCTCGCGTGTATAATATTCCTTGTCCGAACAAAGAGTGTAAAACCAACCACAAAGACACCAAGACCCCTGCTGAAATTCTTTATATGAGGTATAATGACGCTGGTATGAAATACAGTTATATATGTTCAGAATGTGATACAAAATGGACGAATAATTAATGGCACGATACTATAAAATTGAATAAATGTATTTAGAAATATGTTTTTTAATATATTCACATAATAGTATATAATGGACCCCATTGATTACGATAACGAAGAAATTATTGAAGACGAGTTCTCAGATGATGAAATCGTTGATAAGGAACCATCCGGAAAAACCAAAAAAAAGGGGGCAATCACAATTCGTTCCACTGACAATGATGACGTAGAGGAGGAAGCACCAAGTGACGATGATTCAGCAGTCTTGCCTGATGCGGTTGTAAATGACAGCGACGATGAATTTGACGACGACGACGAAATGGACGACGACGAAGAAATAGAGAACAAAATATTTTCAAAAAAAGAGGAGACACTTGAAGAAGATATTGAATTGAATCCTTTCCGAGACGATGATTTCAGTGACGATGAAGAAGAAAAAGACGAAGATTATCTACAAAAAATTAATGATGACTACAAAGAGAACTTGATTTCAACTTATCATCCTGAGCTACAGAATGTCAATTATGACGAAGTAGAATCATTATCTAAGACTGTAAGAGATGACGAAGGGAATATCATAGACCCTTTACATAGAACGCAACCATTTATTACAAAATACGAAAAGGCTCGTATTTTGGGGGAACGTGCAAAGCAAATTAACGCAGGGAGCCCGGTGTTCGTATCAGTGGACGAAAATGTGATTGATGGGTATTTGATTGCCCTCAAGGAGTTTGAAGAGAAGAAAATACCGTTCATTGTTAAGCGACCTTTGCCAAATGGAGGCTGCGAATACTGGAAGCTACAAGATTTAGAAATTTTGATCTAACGATTTTATCGTAACAAAAACAAAATACAATATGTATTTTTTTTACAATTTGATTATAATTATATATTAAACATAATTATATTCCGGATGCGACGTTGCTTCTTTTGTTGTCAAGATGGACATACCGTGTATAATTGCGATAGTAACATGATTCACGTATTTGAAAACGCCATACGGTATAATGCAGCATATGATTATTATTTAGGTTTACAAACGACTTTTTTAAAACTATATTTAATGTCCTTGAATGTGAATATATTACGTGTGATTGGCTATAAACATAAGATATTGTTGAAGAATCATCCAATCAAAAATTATTATGGACGATACCTTCCCTACCATAAGTTTGTAAACTTATTTGTAATACATTATTCCAATGTATCAATGGATGAACATATAGGTTTAATTAATGCGATACCTAAGAGCAAAATACAGATTTATTCCGAATATATTCATAATTTTTTGCGGAAGAGTAATGTTCATACAAACTGGACACCCACTTCTATCGCTACGATTCTCATGTCTACGCGCGTGTTTAATATAACGTTCCAACCGGCTACCCGTTTACAATTAACTAGTGGGTTAGACGACTGTCCCATATGTTACGAACCTATTCAACCCAAGTATTATTGTAATCTCGGGTGTAACCATCGGTTTTGTTCCACCTGTATTTTAACATATATAAATACACTTTATATTTCAAATGTGATACAGCCAATTTGTCCTTTGTGTAGAACGGATATAACAAATTTTACAACTCCTATTGAAAATTATAAGGATTGCATACACGCTATCTCAAAAATACGGAATATTGAAGTTATAGGCGATGCGAGTGAAGAACATGAAGCCATTTTGAATACAGAAAATAGATTACATGTGGATAGGAATAAAAAAGGGTGGATATATGTATTACTTCCGGTGGTTCGTGTGTATCTATTTTTGGTATATGCGGACTTTATTATTGCGGTTGTAAGTAAACTTTTTATGACCGCCAGTTCTTACCGCAATCCAGACAGGTTACAAATATAGTAGCAGGTTCATCCGCACTTCGCGTTTGTAGTTCATAATATGTGCATTTCTTTGATTTACATTTTCTACAAGTAAACATATCAGTGGATGCTTGAATGTTTGTATTGAACTGACTCGCATCTCTTTTCACCTTTTTATCTATTAATTCGCTCCATCTACCTGGCTCCATTTCGTAGTGAGTTAGCAGCTCTAACGTCTTCCCGCTAATTTCTTTTTTCTTCACTTGCTCCAAGAACGCATCGTTCTTCAGATTGATATAAATACTGCGGAACCGATTTAAATAAATTTCAATGAATCTAGGGTTGTCCCATTTCTTGATTAGTTTACGTCGGTCGGCTTCGTTAATGGCATAATTGAATATGCTCGTTTCCACGTTTGCGGTTGTGCTATCATTTTCTAATATAATATTTAATTTGTTTTTTAGATTTTCTCGGAAACTGGTTGGATTGGATACTGTCTTCATTGTGTTGCGTATATGTAGATAATATAGATAGATTCTTTTTATTTATATCATTCAATTTTGTATCTTATAGTAAAAATCAACACTCTTTATACATACTCTTCCCTCTCCAACTCTTTTGTAGAGTCAAAAATATCCTCAATTTCGGTGATTAATTCTGTAAATACATTATCCGTTATAATCGCAGACATTTGTTTTTTTGTGGCGACTTTCTTTGTTGTTTTTTTCTTAGGAGGCGGTATAACTTCCTCAGAATCGTCAGAATCTTCATCAGACGCCGCGTCGTCATCAACAATGAATCCATCTTTGGCGTATCCAGATTTAGTTTTGGGAACATCATCATATTCATCGCTCTCTTCCTCGCTATCTTCTGAACCCACACTTTCAAATCCGCCATATAATTTGTCGTAAATACATGTCCACTCCGCAGTAGTCAACGACAACGGCTCGTCACCGTTCATACTAACAATCAAACAACTACCAAAAAATAGGGTATTGTCAATTGGCGGAGGAAATTCATATTTGTTCTCTTGTGTAGCACGTCCCTCGGTCTTTCCATACACCCGAATTTGATACGATTTTTTATTGATGTTGTCTACTTTCCAAGTAGTGGCCAACTTGAACCCTTGGTTAGTTTTGAACCCAGCTTTTTTATATAATTCCTCTTCATTCCACGATTTTAATACACTTTCTTTAATAGAACCATTCTTTTCCACGATAAGAAGACGCATAGAAGACAATATACTAATTACAAGTAAACATTTATATTATTTTTATAATGTTATTTTAGCATTGACTATAGTAGAAAGCGTTTAGAAACTTGTTTTTTTTTGTTTATAATATTTAGTATTCCGTTGTTATGTTCTCTCAAATTTTGTTAAAAGTATCTTTTTCCTTATTGATTATTTTTGTAGCACATATCGTGATTCAGTATATACAAGAGCAATTCCGCACACCAAAACCCAAGTTATCTCGTTCACTCAGTAGTGAAAAATACAACAAAATGATGGAACAAATACACACATCCTCATCTAAACAAGTAGATGAAAATTTGTTTAATCAACAGCATATTGAAAAATTGAACCAAGAACTACAACAGTTTATGGACGAACAAACAGGCCATTCTATTTCGTAAAAGTATTTAAATACTATCCTACAGAAAGACTATGTTAGTGTTGAATACGAATCAATCGTCTTATGTGTTACAAAAATTACCTCAATTTGAACTTTCCTATGAAACAATTTCACATAAGAAAGTTTCATCTGTATACGATGTATGTATAGCTATACCTACTGGTAAAAAGGTGCTAATATGGTTTACATTTCATCAAAAATATAACGCTTGTTATGTTCTAGAATTAAATCGTGATAAAAAAATAATCAAGGTCACTCATAGTGATATCAAATCAAATCTCAATTTGTCTTTGGGAACACTTGTATATGCGACGTGTGTAACAGATGAAGTATCAGGAAAAGAGAAATATATAATTGACGATATCTTGTTCATAAAGGGGGTCAATTTAAATAAAATGTCTGGATTAAACAAGCTTGCGTCTATTAGAAATATGTTTACCATGTTTGAAAAAAATACCCCCATTTATTCTCCATTCTTATGGAATATTCAGTTAGATAAAGTAGACGAGTACCCAAATACCATTGACGACACCATTTCATCTCAAATTCACTATCCCATTCACCATCTTCAATATAGGTCCTCAATTGAAGTCATGCCATATGTGAACATTTATTTGTCTAAAAAACTCAATCTGGTGAGTTTACCATCTACTCAAAAATCGGTATCGTTAATAGAGACCGAGTTTGACATTAAACCATACAAAATGACGATGAATAAACCTCAATATAGAATGACAACCGTATTTGAAATTCGTGCAGATATGCAATACGATATCTATCATTTGTTCGCGTATGGCCGCAATAATACTCCCGTATATTATAATTTATCATACGTTCCGAACTACAAAACGAGTGTTATATTAAACAGTATATTCAGAAACATCCGAGAAAATAAGAATTTGGATTATATAGAAGAAAGTGACGACGAAGATGATTTTGAAAACATCCAGAATGACAAGTATGTAGACTTAAAAAAGACCGTCCGCATGGAGTGTGTATATGATCGGAAATTTCGCAAATGGGTTCCTATTAAAATCGCACACAAATACGCAAAAATCGTTCATATTAGTAAATTATAAACGAAGAATAAAAATATATATTTTGAGTATTACATATTTTTATTTATGGCAACTTCTTTGATTACGCTACGAATGATCTTATCGCGGAATTGTTTTGATTCTTGTTCTCCGAATCCTCCCAATATTGCTCCAGACAAACGCATAAATTCTTGATTTTCAGGAGAATCCATCAACGTATAGTTTGGATTTTCTTCCGTCCATTGCTTCATTGTTCGGCAATTTTTATTCGCAATTTTGTCTACTAGTTCGTTTAGTTTTCCTTTTGAATTTTCTTCCTTTTCCCATACATCGTTTTCGCGAATATATAATGTTTCTCGTTTCAAATCCGTACAATGGAGCGGGCGTTTGTATGTGTCAAGTTCTCGTAATTTGTTGATAAAAATGCGCGAAATGCCGTTTACGTATCCTAATCTACCGGTTTCAGTCAGGTCTTCTAAGTTAAGTGTCATATCTTCCAAAAACTCCGATATATTCATTGCGTCTTTACATTGTTCATTCAAAAATAAATTCAAATTAAACTTTTGATTGTTGTTGTGAATCGTATTGTTTGTTGTTGTCGGTTTTTGCACCAACTCCATGATTTGCTTATTCTGTTCCACAATGAGCTCTTTAAATTCTTGATTTTGTTTTAACAGTTCAATTACCGTGCGATTTCGTTCTGTTTCAGTTGGAATTTCAATCGTTTCCGTATGGTATGAAAACTCGGTATTACATTTCTTTTTGTGATACCATAATGAGTTTCTCGCATTGAATTGTTTATTACAAATATCGCAGCAGTATATAGTTGATTTGGGGATTTTTGGGGATTTTTCGTTCAATTGCGTTCTATTTATGTGTTTTGCAGTGTGTAAATGTTTATTATAGTCCTTCTTGTTGCTTGTATTATAGTCACACGATTTACAGACAAAATTCATTGGGATTTTTTGGGGATTTTTTGTTCAAATGTGTTCTATATTTATAGAACACAAAAAATCCCCTAAACTGTTTTTTGGCAAAACAATAAAAAAACTATGCAGCAAAATTTGTTAGTAAAAATATACATTTACTGCATTATGCTTTGAACCGAAAATGTGTGTTTTTGCAAGAAAAAACTTTTCTGAGAAAATGAAAATTGGACATTTTTAAAAATGTCCAAAAGTGAAAATCTGAAAAAAGTTTTTCATTTGAAAAAAACATGCACTTTGGAAATTTAACATTTGTTAACTATCACTTCTTTGATTAAATTCCGCACAATTCTGTCTCGGTGTTGCCTGTTTTCTTGTTCACCGAATCCACCTAACATTGCTTGACAGAGCATAACATATTCTATATTTTCTTGCGTATCTACTTTATTATAATTAGGGTGTTCTTCTGTCCATTGTTTAATCGTTTTGCAGTTTTTGTTGGCTACATGTGCGATTATATCATTAAATTTCTTTTTTGAATCGTTTTCTTTGAACCATTCGTCATTCTCGCGAATATAGAGGGTCTCCCTTTTCAAATCCGTGCAATGAAGAGGTCGTTTATACGTATCCATTTCTCGTAGTTTGTTAATAAAAATGCGCGAAATGCCTCCAACGTAGCCTAGTCGTCCCGTCTCTGTTAAATCCTCAATGTCTAATGTCATATTTTCTAAGAATTCAGACATATTTATCGCATCTTTGCATTGTTCGTTCAAGAAGAAATTCAGATTAAATTTTTGATTATTGTTGTTGATTGTATTGTTGGTTGTGGTAGGTTTTTGTGATAATTCAAGCAGATGTTTATTCTGTTCAACGATTAACTCTTTAAACTCTTGATTTTGTCTAATTAGCTCCATCATCGTGGTCATTGTGTTGTTTGCGCTATCATCTACATGTTCTTTCACGTGTGTATTTGAATCAACTTGAATATTGGTTGACCGACATACCTTCTTGTGACGATAATATCCACTATCATATTTATATGTCTTACCACATACGCACTCATATTCATTATTATTGGTTTTTGATATTTTGGAGATTTTTTTACTACCATTTACTACCATTTTATGTTTTGCAGTGACAATATGTTTATTGAATTCACTCTGTTTGCTGCAACTATACTCACACGATTTACAATAAAACATTTTGGAGATTTTTGGAGATTTTTTTACTATCATTTTACTATCTTATAATGGTAGTATAAAAATCTCCTAAATCGTTTTTATTCATAAGTTAAAAAAAAATTGTGCAGCAAAATATGTTAGTGAAAAATCGCATTTACTGCATTATGCTGTGAACCAAAAATGTGTGTTTTTGCAAAAAAAACTTTTCTGAGAAAATGAAAATTGGACATTTTTAAAAATGTCCAAAAGTGCAAATCTGAAAAACTTTTTTGTTTTGTAAAAAACATGCACTTTCATGTATCACTCCATGAAATACATAAATAATAGAGTTTGATGGATATACACAGCATAAACGCATTGTATACAAATATACATAATATTGTATGGTAAGAATATTATGAATGTTCAAATTAGTTGAATGGACTGAAGAGATTCAACTTGTCGCGTTTTGGTTTGGGTCGTTTCCAAACCTGGTAAAAATGATTACGACAATGCGGGAATAGGCCTTCGTGAGTAGTCAATGGCTCAGAATACTCAACCTTGAATTTATGTTCTGTCAACACATTGTCTACATAGTTTTTGTGTTCTGGGTTGTGATAATCATTTTCCATCATAATTAACTTTACATTATTTAATACTTCTGGCATATCCTTCAAAATGTAATAAAACGCACCTTCGCAATCAATCACCAAGGTATCGAAATTAATGCGATATTTGATATTGATATCTTTCAGTGTAACTGTTTCTACTCGGTTGTATCCATCAACGTCCTTGTCGCTTTCAAATGTATCCCAGCCTTTTTGGATAAGACGTCTTTTGGACAATGCTGCGTTTACTATCTGAAAATCAAACCCATTTGCCTTCATATTTTCTCTCAACATATTGGCTGCGTTAGGGTCGGATTCAACGGTGACAAACTTTTTATTGTTTTTTCGTTTTAAAATGTGTGCGATAATCATAGAATTGCGACCAACATTGCTGCCAAGTTCCAATACTCGTTCGTCTCCCGTTAAAAACCGAACAGCTATCTTTTGTTCTGGAAACTCATCCTTCATGTCTCCGTATTTTAATGTAATTTGATTATGAATCATATCTAATTTTTGGTCAACGTCGCTATAAATATAACGGATATCGTCAGGAATATCATCATTCTCGTATAACTTATTCTGAATCGTGTCTATATATACAACTTTGGTATGGTCGTGTTTGGTCAATTGTCCAAGAAAAGAATTTACAATGTATATTTGCTTTACCTCCCCATATAAAGGATCAGTAAACAATTCAGCTCGGTCTCGTTCGGAATTGGGAATACGAATAATATTATCAGTCATTAGTTTATCGTAACATATTGCGGTTACATCTATATTTTTGGTTTCATTTCCGTAAATAATTTTCATATTATATAACATGATAAAAACGTATTTTTATATTTTTTATCATATTATCATTTTATTATTTTTAGAATTCTTCATTGCGTTTGTTCATTTCGTACAAATTCTGTAATCCAAGTTCAGCCATGGAATTACATCTTACCATATGTGTTGTATGGACCGATATCAAGTAATAATTTTCCGACCATATTGCCTCATTTCTATGTTCATCGTCTATTAAACCGGGCATAATACTATCCGTCTCCATATATTGAGCGTGAACGCCTACTGGATATACCGTATCCGTGAATCCAATAATTGTTTTTGGCACTCTAAAATACTGGAATAAGTCTTTATGTGGAAAGTATCCGCTTACTATCAGTCCGTCCGCACTACACATATCATCACGAAGCTCGGGATTCATATTGTAACGAAAGTTGGTTGAAATATAATATTTGATTATTTGGTTCGTGTATTTGTTTTTGAATTTGAACAAATGAGGATTGATATGCGGACAATCTGTCTTCCACGTCTTCTGTTGTTTTTTGTTTAATAGTGTATACACGTATTTAGTGTCTACTGGAGAATCATCTATTAATTCGTATCCAAATGTATAGCATTTTTTCATCAATTCCTCCATAAATTCGGTTTTGTAGTTGTTTTTATCATAAGGCGCACTTTCATTTTCGCCGCGCGGTTGCGTATCTACATAAATAAACTCTTTGATGTGTTTAAATTCACTATGAATTGTGGGTTCAATATGAAACCAAGGACCGATATAGAGAATTTTTTTTAATCCTAACTTTGAAAACGCACATGCGTGTGCTGGATGCGTAATGTCCGGCCAACTATAAGTTGCGTCGGGGTTCATGATGTTAGAATTGTATGATATATGAAGGATACAAATAAAAAACAATCTACATCCCTTTCAATTTTACACTCTTTGTATATACTCATATACATTTTACACGCTTCGCGCTGATTGCTTTACTCCCACTTGACTGATGAGTCGTGTGAAAATCTTCAAAATTCCTTTTGATAATATCTCCGTCGTGTCCAATATAAACAAGACTCTTTATATTGAACTCTTTCATTTTGAAGAAACAGTCTATACATGGTGCCGAACACATGACTTCTCCCACGCTTGATATTCTAACTATATACAGGTTGATTTTTTTGGTTATATTTTTCTTCAAGCATTTTCGCAAGACATCAATTTCGGCATGACAAGAGCACGATTTACCAATCATACCATCTTTTGAGTAGGTTCTATAATGATTGCACCCTCGTGCTACGATTTTTCCCGAGACAACCGCGATACATCCGATTTGAAAACTAATGGGAGATTTATTTGCTTCGTCTATAGCGAGTGACATATATCGCCCATCCGCATTTGAGTAGTCTGTGCTCATTGTTGGTATTGTTCTATCCGGATAATCAATCCGAATGGTTCCTTTTCAATTTTATCCTTCTATCAAATCGTAGATGGTTTTGTCTCCACCTGTCTCAATTTCTCTATCTAGTTTCGCCTGCAATGTTTCCAATTTATCTACTAATTCTTGTAAATGAGGAATGACTAGTTTTTGATAGACTGGCGATTCTGCTCGCCGATTTTGGGTTATATTGCGTAAAATAGCGCACAAGTTCCACAATTCCAAGTCCACCACATAATCTTTTTCGTCTTCTAATTCTGGTATATACTCCCACGATTTCGCAGGAAGTTTAGTCATACACACATATACAATCATCACTTTATCTTGTTTGCAAAATATCTCTGCCCAGTATATATCATGTCTGGAACTGGAGGAGGATTTTTCGAGTTCACAGAAGGAAATGTGTTGCCCAATACTGTTGGCACCGCCACATCTGGTGGTGCAGAATTAGTTGCGTTAAAACAAGGAGGTGGAAAGAAACATAAAAAAAAGCAAACAAAGAAGAAGAAGACCAAGACAAACAGAAAATTGAAAAAGAAAAGCAACAAGAAGAGAAAGACACAAAAGAAATAGACGTCTTATAACTACCTACTATGTCCGCTACGCTACTACCCAATGATATGAGTTCGCTCCTAACATTGTATAAACAAATAAAAAATTATCACCCTGATTGTGTTGATTCATTCAGGGCGATGAAAAGTCATGCGAATATGCTGAAATCAAATCTAGAAAAAAATTTGAAGGGACCAATTCATATCAGTGAATTTGAGTGTTGGTATGAGATTCAAGCAGACAAGACACTTGATAGTCAGGTTCCCTATTTAACCTATAAAGATGATGAATCTTATGTATAAAACACTACTCTATTCCAAATTATCAAAAGCAATTAAACATTTTCGGTCCGATTTCAGTTCTTTGTCTTCGTCCATTTTCGTAGTTTTGTCCTTTGGATCAAAGACCAATTTCCATTCATTTGTATCCTCGGCATTCATCATATTTGTATATTTTTTACTGTTGTTTTGAATAATCTTGTAGTTACATTTTTTGTAATATCTTCGTCGTTGCATCCATTGCTTTTGAAATGGGTCGTGTTGGTCAATAATGTCTACGATGATTGGTTTGGCATGCTTTACGCGCAATATTCTACCAACTGACTGGGTAATATCCGTTTTAGGGGTCACCATCACAAGGGTAGACAGTGTTTTGATATCGAGTGCTTCCGCCGCCATCGCATACGTAGCTAAGACAATACGTTTCTTCTCTGTTTTTTCCAAATCTACTTGTTTCATCCCGCCCACATAATACCCAACCATTTCGTCCTCATCGTTCCACGTGCGAATATAGGTATAGATGGCAGTAAGTAGACTGCGATTGTGACATAACACCATGATTTGTTTATCCGGGTCTTCCGACAATAAATCTTGTAACACTTTGATGATAAATCTTGTACGCGGGTCATACGCACATAGTTTGGTAATCATCGTGCTGTATTTTGTATTTCCTCTGTAATCCACCTCAACCTCGTTGAATTCGTCGTCATTTGTGTGAAAATGAAGAGCACGCACACATACAGGGTCGTCGTCATTGCGTTCTTCGCTGTATATTTTGGTTCCAATGAACATATACAATACTTTGGTCAATCCATCCTTGCGGTCAACTGTTGCCGAAATACCCAGCATGTTTGGAGTGGTCACTTTCAATAGTGTTTTGGAAAATTGCTCACTTCCTATGCGATGCACCTCATCCACAATGGTTAAACCGAAGCTCTGAAATCCAGTGGGACCATAATCTTTGTCGTAGAGCGATTGTAACATACCGATCACGATGTCTTTGTCGTCAATATCAAATTTTTGACCCTGTATTTTTCCAACTCTTGCTCCAGGCAAGAACTCTTCAATGCGGTCTATCCACTGGTTCATCAAGAATTCCTTGTGAACAATAATTAACGTCTTTTTCTGGAGATTGGAGATAATTTTGAGCGCCATTACGGTTTTACCTCTACCACAAGGAACCTCCAGTATGCCTCCGTTACCATTTTGCGTGTTGTTTTTTGATATGGGTTCTCCAATGTGGTTCATATAGACACCAATAATGTGTTCTTGATAATCGCGGACCTGTTTATCAAAGGTTACGTCAATGTCGTCTCCTTCCTGGAGTTCGCTTTTATCAGGCAACCCATAACGTTCAACCCCATAAAAGCGAGGAATGTATATTTTTTTGTCGTTTTCTTTGTACACCGGGAACGAATTGGCTCCAGCTGCCCCAGGCGCACCGTAATTCATTTTCATTTCAACGGGTTTCACCAACAATTCTTCTTTTAAACACGCAATGTCTTTTTCAGACAAGGTGTCTTTGGGAATTGTATACCCTTTTCTACCCAAACGCGCAGCAATGCGCACATTTTCTTTGTATTCAGGGGTCAACAGAATACTGTCTTTAATTGTTGGTTGCTTGAGATTCTTCTTTCGGTTCATTGTTATGCGTGTATACTATAGATACATACGAATATTTGTATTTAGGACAAATCAATTTTTAAATTTCCGTTGATTATAGGTAAAAATAAAATACTAATCTATAATATATAAAGAATGATGAAACTTCAGAAAATGTTCGGCTCCTTAACACAAGTAGAGATGATTGCTCTTGTTGTTTTTATATTGTATATTGTGTTACCTATTGAGAACCCTCAATTTGTTTCTAACATGGTAGACACTCCTATGGGTATGGTGGCTGTTTTAGCCGTAACCCTGTATCTGTTCTTCAATGCTAGTCCTCTGGTTGCGATTCTGTATATTTTCGTTGCCTACGAATTATTACGTCGCAGTTCCAAGCAGACCGGAAAGGCTGCTATTCAGGAGCATACCCCTTCTCAAGAAAAGAAGGACAAGAAAATGCAAAAGATGAATCCTGTGAAGAAATCCACCCTGGAAGAGGAGGTTATTGAGATGATGGCTCCTATTGGACACAGTGACCCCGTGGTATTCACCGAGACTGCATTCAAGCCCGTATCCGAGGATGTCGGAACTGCTTCTATGTATTAAGTGACCATTGGTCAGCCCGCACTATCTAAATAAATAAAAATGCTCTATTTATTTAGTTGAAATCACAGTTTATATCACCTCGCCATTGCGTATTTTTTCAATATGTTCGTTTAATTTTGAAAGGGCGAGTATTGTTATGGTGAGCATTGATATACCCACACCCAGTGGATAACCAAGATTGTCTGATATTATACCACTCATAGTTAAACCCATCACTGTAAAACCGACGGCAATTACGATAGCTGCGATAGCAGCCAATAAGTTATCTTTTATAAATGTTAACGCGTTACCAAATAATGCGAAAACCTTGCTGAGATCTGTCGGGATTTCGATCGGTTCTTGGGTTTTTTTCCCTGTTATACTATCGGTCACTTCCCTTGTAGGGAACTCTAATTGGATTATCCTGCCACTCTTGTCAATTGTTCTTATAAAATCCGTATTTAATTTTTTGATATTAATGAGCGATGCCGACAATATAGTGATAAGAGAAAGAACTAACGCGATGGATGTATATGTAGGGTTATTAGACCCTGCTCCAGCAGTATATAATGTAGTGATACTCATTACCAACAAGAGAATTATAAACATATCTGCTGCCTTAATCGCCTTTAGTCTTTCTTTGTTTATCTCGTCTCCCTTGCCAGGGTTCAGATACAATATCATCTCAATCACGGTTTTTTTGTAAAACGTCGGAATCAGGAAATAGCCGACTACAGATAGAATAGTAAAAAACGCAAAATTTATAGACATTGTGCTCAAATCGGTTTGTTGCTTTTCACTCATCATTTTGGAATTAATGGGCACGTTGTATGTATTGAGTTCTTCTTCGCTAGCTCCAGTAGGCGTACAGTCAATGTAAATATCATCATCTTGTCGCTTGCTAATATTTTTCGCAGGAATCACGATGTAATTTTTGTTATAATTTGTTGAGAATAAATTACTAACATCACTATCTATTTTTGTTAGGTTAGATGAAACGTAAATAGGTGTGGTAAAGATAAAAATGGTGTTTCGTCCGTCTTTTAATTGTATACAACTGTCTTGTTTGGGGATAATATTATTTAATTCAATCTCGTAGTTTGCTGAGTCCTTGGATAAAACTGCTTCTAAAATGTTTCTTTGTGCGGTTGTTGATTTTTCAATAAAAAAACATACATAGCAATTGGAACTGTGTTGTAGAACCAGTTCTCCAATCATATTAGGATTGTCTTTGCTGACATTTTCTATATTGGTATGATACGCCTTTCCGATGTGCATTTTGGTAAAGTTAAATTCACTGGTTGTTCCATCAGTAGTATAATAAAAATTATTATCAATGCTGTAGGTAACCGGGACTTGAAAGATACCCCCATCGTTTTTGATTTCATTTGTAAATATGGTAGTTAGAGGATAATCATAGATGATTTCTTTGTCTAATTTAATATTTTCAGTTAGATCAAATGTTGTTTGTTCGCTCATATTACTTTATATATATAAAGTAATAGAGTTTTTTACCAGTTTATAATTCGTCTAAAGGTAAGGGATGTAGTTCAATGTGCTATTTTCGTAGATAGTTGCGACGAAGGTATCATTATATCCTTCTACAAACACGGTGTCGCCGTTGTTCAGATTATCACACCCGTATTCTCCAGAACAGCTTTTCCCATTTACACTGATAGGTAGTTTGGTGTTGACGAATCCCGTATTGGACATTGTATAATATTGCCATTTGTCACGACCAGTCATTGTTCGGCGACCCATTAAAGGTAGAATCAAGTTTTCGTTGCTTCCTCCTTGTTTGGTCAATATACCAGTCTGTTGGTAATCATGTCCAGTTGCACGCGTTTTGATATTCACAGGGACACCTCTAACATCGCCTCCCATAGACGGCTGTAAATATTGGTTTCTCTTCAAAGGAGGAGCATACGGGTCATGAATGGTGTCACGACTCTCCTCCATAATCGGCATCTGTAAGTCTTGTATTAATTTGGCGGGCTTGACTAGAATCATGTCAGACGATTTGTTTACATGAGAAGATTGGTAGTATAGCTGATACATTAAAAAACCAATAATAGCAATGATAATGAATATGAAAAATAAAGTGACATTTTCAATACATATCACTCCAGGACTAGTACATTTCTTAGGCATATTATACTATAACAATCTATAATATTCCATTCTGTATTCTAAACTTCTCGTTCATTCGTTTATATTTTGATACCAATCGGTCCTAATAACGCATTTACCACACGACGAGCACCGTTGAACATATCTACAATACCTCCGGTCATAAAAGGAATAATTGGGTCCTTGAGGTCACCGAACGCATCATTCGCACGGTCAATAAGAGCACTTGTTCTCAATCTCTTACAGTTGAAACATTTATCGCGCACGTCTTTGGGGAAATGGATGATATGGAATCCCGTAGCGTCAATCACTATTCTGTCAATCTTTTCTAAAAACAACCATACTTGCGTTTCCATTTTTTTTGCGGGCACTCCCAACATTTCTAAGAAAAAGATGATAATTTGGGGCAACAAATACAAAATTTTTCCGAAAATATCCAACGCATACCAGAAGAAACACGAAGAAAAATTTTGAATCATTTGCATAGCGCAAAATAAGTTCGTAAATGCGAAAACACCTAAGTATTGAACAAATATAGCCGCGTGCATACCTAAATAGTAAGCGCCTTGTGGGAATTCCTTGAATTCTCTGGCTAACCCCATAAAAATATCTTTTATACCCATAATGATTCCTGTAATTATTTGAAATATCTTGGGTATCATCGCTAGAAAGGCAAATAACGCTGCGAATGGACTCTTTTTCTTTCCTCCTTTCTTTTTCTTTCCTCCTCCACCTTTCTTTCCTCCTCCACTTTTCTTCTTTCCTCCACTTTTCTTCTTTGTATTATTTTTTTTTGTATTATTTTTCCTTGCAAAGATATTCCTTCTTCTTCTTCTCTTCGCCATTTGTATTAATATCCTGTTATAATATGACAGGATATTATCAATTCACAATTTATACAAATTAGCCGCGATTGCTGTCTCTGTATTCTGAATACTTGTTAATGAAGCTTTCGGCCTTTTCTAGGAGCGGGTCCATCTTTTCCAAGTTTTCTAAAATTTCCGTTTGAATTTGCTGAAATTCGGGTAAGTCTTTTTGTAAATTTGCGAATTCTTCTTCCACATCTTTCTTAGTCAATTCATGTTGAGAATCCTCTTCTTCCAATTCATCATCAGTCTTCTTGTTTTTCTTCACTCTCTTTATCTCTTCTTCTTTCTTATCAAATCCTTCTCTGTACCTTAGTTGAGAACCATAGACAATCATATTAGTAAAAACAATAGAAGCAAATAATATGACAATCATATTCTTGCTAAAAAAGGATGTTAAAAAACCGATTAGAAACATCAACAATACACCGTTTACATTCTGGTTTGTGCCGAAATGGACAATTTCAAACAAAGCAATACATAAGAACATATACAGCACCAACTGACTTTTTAATAATGGTTGAAACTGGAGAACATTTTTCAGGGAGAATTTCATTTCTATAATAAAAGAATACATTTTATTATACACACATTAGTGCCTAAAATTATATAAGTAATTTTAAAGTTCGTTCATGACTTCTTCGTCGTCGTTTTTCTCGTCTTCGCTTATATCGGTATAACCCATAGGAATATCTCCCGCGTAAATATCTAATACTTCTTTGACAACCTCTTCTCTTTGTATATCCTCTGTTTGAAATTCCACACTGGTAATACTAGATGAACGCTTTCCTCTGAATTTATGTAAAAAATCATCAAGTCCGTTTGTCTCACACTCGCGGTCATATTGGTCTAAATCTCCTGTTACTACTAATTTACTATTTTCACCTAAACGCGTCAATAACATTTTCATTTGCGATACGGTGGAGTTTTGCATTTCATCTGCTACCACCCAACAGTTTTTGAATGTGCGTCCTCGCATATATCCGAGCGGCGAGATTTCAATCACCTTCTCCTCTATTAAAATGCTTACCTCCTTTGGGCTAATAAAATTATACAATACGTCGTATATTGGACGAATCCAAGGAGCCATTTTATCCTCTAATGTTCCCGGTAAAAATCCCAACTCTTCATCCACAGACACACAAGGTCGGGTGAATATCAGTTTGTCATAACCACCAGAAAGAAACATCCGGATTCCTTGTTCCGTCGCCAGTAGGGTTTTTCCAGTTCCAGCCGGTCCCGTGGCAACGACAATCTTCTTGCTTTTCTGTTTTAATAGCCGAGCGTAGTATTTCTGACCGTCGTTGCGAGGTATGGTAAATTTTGATTCAAATTCTTTTCGCTCTTTTTCAGACAAATATTGCAGATTCTCATATAATTGGCGCTGTTTTTGAACAATCGTATCTTTTTCACTTGTTTCTATCATATGTTCACGTAGAATTTCCTTTTCATTTTGTTTGCGCCCCCGACGACCTTGACGACGGGTTGGTTCTTCCCCGAGCTCGTAGTCACCGGAATTTTTGTGCTGTCCTTTCATTCCTTATATTAAGAACCTAAATAATCTGTGGGTATAAAATTTGTTTCACGTGAGATGACTAATTATTTATTTACAAAACGCTCGTATTGAGGTTAGATTGTAACACACAAAATGTATAATTAGCATTGTAAATATATTTTCTAAAGGAAATAAAAATCTAACAACTATATTATTTAGGAACAATAATGTCTGAACCTATACATAATGCAGCCATCATAGCCGAACCTTTACTCACTCCTGACGACAGTCGCTATGTAATGTTTCCCATCAAGTATAATGATATTTGGGAAATGTACAAGAAGTCCATTGATTCTTTCTGGCATACCGGCGAGGTTTCGCTTGCACAAGATATGAACGACTGGGCCAAACTGAGCGATGATGAGCGCAATTTTATTAAAATGATCTTAGCTTTTTTTTCTAGTAGCGATGCCGTAGTTACGGATAACCTGGGGACACGTTTCATGAACGAGGTTCAAGTATCAGAAGCCCGCGCGTTCTATGCATTCCAAATAGCGATTGAAACCATTCATTCAGAGATGTATAGCCTATTGATAGACACATATATTAAAGACTCTGAGGAAAAGGATAAACTGTTCGCGGCCACTCAAAATTATCCTTGTATTGCGAAGAAGTTCAACTGGGCACAAAAATGGGTGAACGACGATAACAGTGATTTTGCTACTCGCTTGGTGGGGTTTGCGTTAGTGGAGGGTCTGTTTTTCTCTTCATCGTTCGCCGCGATTTATTGGATTAAGAAACGCGGATTGATGCCTGGACTGACCTTCTCCAATGAACTCATTTCCCGCGACGAGGCTCTTCATACTGAGTTTGCTATTTTGATGTATTCTAAGTTACATACCAAATTATCTCAGGACAAAATTCACGAAATTGTAAAAGAGGCAGTGGAAATTGAAAAGGAATTTATTTTGGAGGCCATTCCTTGTCGCATGATTGGTATGAATTCCAAGTTGATGTCGCAGTATATTGAGTTCGTTGCGGACAGATTGTGCGTCCAATTGGGATACGACAAGATTTACAATTCGTCCAATCCGTTTGATTTCATGGAACTCATCAGTATTGAGTCCAAGGTGAATTTTTTTGAGCGCACCAATGCCGAATACGCTTTGGCAGATAAGAGTGGAAAAGACAATGAAGCAGAAGTATTTGACTTTAGCACGGAGTTTTAGATACCGTGGTCAACGAAAGTAAAAATTGAATTATATATTGTTGAATTTGACAATATATCATTAAAAAATCCAATCAACATGTTGAATAGGTTCAACGATCATTTAACTTTGTTTATAGAAATACTTGGCCAAGTAGATGTCTATAAACAAATCAATAAAGATGTCCACGTATTTGACATTGAACAGTCAAAATCGTGCATTCCTTGGACGGATGAACGCGTAAACGGGTTGGACTTGGACTTATTTATTTACTATACCTATAATGCGAAAAAACCCGACGACGATGAAACCCATTTTCGAGTAGCATGTAGAACAAAAATTGTAACCAGAGGACGAATACATAGGAAATGGGAATTGATCGATCCGTATCATTTGTATCAAAAAATGGGTTCTCATGGTTTCTGTCAGATGTTCGCTCATTTTATAGCCCATAACGATGTAGATGACTTTTCAGATATATCCAAAGCGCACGACCTATCAAACTTAAAAGAAATATTCACCATAAACACATTCGTATGTTTGCAGAAAACGCTACATTTGATTCAAACGGACAGCATGGTATCCACTCTTATGTCTGGCGTGTTTGAAGAAATCAAACAAAATGAGAGTGAAAGGAAAGACTTCGGTATACATAAAAGAACGAGTTTTGGCGATTTTATAAACAGACTGTCTTTGTTTGCACTAGATGATATTCAATCGTACATAGATGGATTGTATATGTGAAAATAGTAAATATACTCCTTGTATATAAGCATATTTACTGTGATGTTGTATTTTTTATGCGATTTCATCAGGTGCGTTCGGTAGAATCGCATAGTTGGTTTCTTGGTCGTCGTTGTAAATGTCCAATGTTCGGGCACTGGAATCTTGTGCGTTGACATACTTAGGCATCCAGAAGTAAGGAATCACCTTCCCGCAGTGTTTATAATGTAGTTCAAATACATATCGGTAATAAAATTGTTCTAGTGTTTCCGGTAACAATTGGGTGATATGTTTTGTTTCTGGAAACATCTTGACCAATTTTAAAATGTGTTCTTTGTTGTCGATATTATGGTCTTCAAATATAGATGCGAATTGTTGGTCACCATCCAAATTGTGAATATGTTTATAGATAATGTCCTTGGTCGTTGTTTTCTCATTGGATACACCATCGCTGAAGGCTTCTTTACGTCGCCATAGAATATCAGATGGCAGTAGTTCTCTACCCTCTTTGTTTTTATAATGTTCGGTATCAAATGCTTTACGAATTAAGTATTTTTCTTGACGTTCTTTTGAATAACGCAACTTCATAGGAAGAGACAAATAGTAATTCACCCACGTGCGATCCAAAAAAGGTGTTCTTGGTTCCAATCCGTGTGACGATATACATCTGTCTGAGCGCAGCACGTCAAATTGGTGGATATTACTTAACAGCCGTTTACATTCCTTATCAAATTCTATACAATTTCCGGCCTCTTTCATGTACAAATATCCTCCCATTAACTCATCCGCTCCGTCTCCGTTGAAAATAACTTTTGCCTCGCTGTGTTCTGAAATATACTTTGCAATTAACCAATTACCGACACTTGCCCTTACTGTAGTCGTATCATAACTTTCAATGTCGTATATCACTTTGGGAATCGCATTCACAAACTCTTCTTCGCTAACAACCACTTGTGTATGTTTTGTCCCAATATAATCGGCTACTTTCTGTGCGTATTTCAAATCTTCAGATCCCTCCATTCCAATACTGTATGTTTCAAGTTGAGGTAAATTGTGTGTTTTGTGATATTCATTCACAAGGGCAGTGACCAAACTACTATCTAATCCCCCAGATAGAAGACACGCAATGGGACGTTCGGTCGCAACGCATCGTTTATACACTGCCTCCGTAAAATAAGTTTGAATTTTCCCAAGAACACTTGGAATGTCGTATGTGCTCGCAAAAATAGTAGAGTTGAATGAGAAGGTGTTGTATCTGACTTGCTTCTCTATTTTCCAGTGTGGAGACATATGGAAGGGAAGTTTGTATCCCTGGTATGAACCGGGCTTAAACTGTTGGATCTGATACTGTTTGTAATGTTTTTTTATGTTTGCATGTGGGTCCTGTAGTAGCATTTCATCACGAATGTTGTTGTAATGTTCGTTCAACTCGTCTTGTATTGGTTTCAGCGATTTCATCTCACTCGCAAATGCTACTATACTATCGCTGTCAGATGAGTTCATGTTGTTCATGATAAAAAGTGGGCGAATTCCATATGGGTCACGGGCAATGTACATTTTTGATGCGTTCTTGCCGAGTAGTTGGTCAATCAACACAAACGAAAATACACCATCCAGCAACTGCAATGTCGTATCAATTCCAAACGCTTGGTATAAATGCGCAATCACTTCACAGTCAGAGTTTGTTTGGGGTTTTACATCGTGAGGTAACAACTCGTATAACTGTTTGTAGTTGTAAATTTCACCATTACATATCAGCGTGATGTTGCCAATGTGAATTGGTTGATGAGATATTTCGTCTAATCCATTAATCGCTAGACGGTGGAAACCCATGACTGCCTTTATGGAAACTGAGTTTAATGTAGAAAATTCGGGTCCTCGCCGCATTCCTTTATCAAATGCATTCTTCATAACCTCACTTGTAACGACCAAGTCATTATTGTTTAAAATTGTAAATATACCACACATGATAGCTACGTATATAGCCATTCAAACATTTATATTGATTTGAAAAAATACTTAGTAAGAAAATATGTAAGTTGTATATATAAAAAATGAATTATTTATTCTTGGATAGTTCTCCCAATAAGGATAAACAAACCGAATTTTCATCCGTTCCTTTACGAACGAACAAACTAGGTAACCAGAAACAGTTACTGTCTGCGGACCATGATAGATTGCCCGGCTCTGTATTCGCTTTACCTAGTTTAGAAAAAGAGCAAGTGGATATACAACGTTCTGAAAATGAATTATTGATTTTAGTAAATAAAATGAAGAAGAGGTTCTCTTTGTCAACCGATGAAGATGAAGATGATGATGAGGAAGATTCGGAAGATGAAGATGATGAGGAAGATGAAGATGATGAGGAAGATGAGGATGATGAGGAAGCTGTTCAGTTCTCCGACCTTAATCTTGGAACACAGTTCTACGTAAGCTCCATGTCCGTAGTCGGATTGTATATTCTTTACAAACTTATGCTGAAAACCAGGTAATATGAGAACACACACATATAAATATCTACATAGTGTATATATATATATATATGAAAAACTCAAAGAGTGGTAAAACCAGAGTCAACAAGACGACCAAGCGCGGTAAAAAAGGTGTGAATAAGACACGGAAATATAAGAGAGGTAGTCGTAAAAATGCAAAGTCTCGCACTAAACGTGGCGGTTCAAATGTGAAGGTATCCGACAAGGATAACGTTATTCATGAGAAAGGTATCAAAAGGATAATGAAATTCAACGCTTTCAAGGCAAAATTTGAAGGCCGCGATAAGGAGATACGTGAATCTCTTGAAGAGTATACATATAATCCAAATTATATAAGTTGCAATTTAGAAGTAAATTCTAATTCCAATGGGGAATTTGAACCCAAGGTTCACAGAAATGCAGATGACCAGGCATTTGACCTAGTAACATGTTGGTCGATGTATGGTGACGATGTTGACGAACTACTTAAAGTTTTAGCAATTGAAGACGGCGTGGTAATGTTTTAATACACTTTGCATTGAATAAATTATGAAATTTATTCAATCTAATATTGTCGACTTACTCCTAGTACCTCTTGTATATTTCTAGCGCAACCAATCCACCGAGAACCTGCGCAACACAGTAAGGAAGCAACTCATTAATAGGTAATTTACCAGCCGACGCCATGACCACAGATACCGCCGGATTCAGGTGACCACCAGAGATATCTGAAGTGATGAAAATCGCTAATGCTAATGCGGCTCCAATCGCCAGAGGATTGCCAGTAGATAAAATTACATACACAAAGAAGGTAGTAGCGAGAAATTCAACTAAATAGTTATACATCGGCTATATTATAATCAACGAAAACAATTTGAAACATCTAAAATATTTTTGTGGATCCAGTCCTTTTCGCAGGAACCGTAGAACCGCCCGCGCGAGTTCTCCTTAACGCGCTGTTCACACTGTTAATTTCGTTGTGCGCAGTGAAAGACAACGCCTGGTTGTTTGCGTTAATACTTCCCTTGCCAATTGCGTTGTTCTTCTTTCGTTCAATCACACTGGATGAATCGCGGTTACCGAACCATTTTTTTTGGCTGGTATCAGGTGTAGTTTCGGTATACACCTCACGTGCAGAACTAAATCTACTACTATTATCAGAGGTGCTATCTTTGAGAGGCATTGCTCGGGTAGACGAGAGCGAACCGTTATTCAAATTGTTTTTTGTAAATATCATCATCTATATCATATTTACATATATTTAACTCTCCGTATAAAATATTTAGTTTCTGACGTTCATTAAGAAAGTAACAGAACCATTGTGCTCGTCTCCACCGTTTGCTAAATCATTGTAATTGCGGTTCACGCTAACTTGTCTTCTGTATTTCACGTAATCAGACGAATCGGCTACGAATTTGGGGTTGGTGCTGGCAGACGGGATACCAGTATTATCAGGATTGGGGCCCTTGCTATCGTAATTCACGCGAACTAAGAAATCTCCAGAATTGTTTACCGCTCTAAAAGGGGTAATTCTGCGCTTTTGGTTGTTCACTGTTCCAGTGGCGAAAGCGGTATTCCAAGACCTACGTAAAATGTCACGCGTAGATGTTTGTTGTCCATCCTTGTAATTATTAATTGTTTGTTTTGCAGAAAAACCTTGAACTCCTCCTCCAAGATTACTCATTGTTAATTCTATTATACTATTATAATATATTTTTGTTGAAGGATATTACTAAATGATACGGGCATAATAGGTATTCTATTTTATTTATAATTACATGTATATACAAATGAACGAATCTGAAGAAGAGTCCCCAAGTATTCCAGAAAAAAACTCCTTTGTAGAACAAGTCACGCTAGAGTTATTAATGAATAAATCACAATATCACAAGTATGTTTCTAAAAACAATCCAGAGGAATTCGGGGTAATTCAAACTCAACACAAGGATTTAGATACGTATAAAGATTCTATATTGGAGTTAACTGAAGAATTATTGACGAATAAGTATAAGAATGTAAATACAGAAGTAAACGAATTGTTTGATGGTTATGTGAAAGCAGTCGTGAATTACTTCAAAATGAAAGAAATAGAAATGAATAATGAATACAACAAGGATTCCGATGAAGTGGATACCCTATTTGAAAATATAAATGATGAAAAAGAACCAGCTATTACCTATAATTCATTGTGGGGAAAATCAATTATAAAACGAGACAAGCACTAAAATGTTTAGTAAATATATACTAAATGTTTACAAACAAAAGAAAGAAACACATTAAACATAAGAGAAAAACACTAAAAAAAATACATTGTAATCCGGCGAACAATCCATATTTTATCATTCCAAATTCATGTATGAAGAAGAATACACTAGAAATCATTAAGGACGCTTTTAACCAATTTTATCCTCTCACAATGATTCGTTCAAACAATCCCAAACAGATTTGGAAACAACTGAAGTCCAACCTGACACACTGTGACCGCGAAGATTGTTGGTTAGATGTAATTAGTGATGACCGTATACGAGAAGACTTAAAAAAAGAACTATATGCGCCGTTTCAGCCGGATGAATGGAACCATAACCCGGTGACTTGGTTAACGAATCACGATATCCTGAACGTGTTGGTGCAATATGAACAATCGCACGCTGATTTCAAGTTTATTGGACCCACCCCGATAGATTTCAACAGCACTCCTTTACATTACTACGGCAAATGCGTTTGTCAGGAACTATGTAAAATGAACGTAGATACGTATTTGTCTCAGGGAATTAATAATGTGGGGATTGTATTTAATTTAGATAAACATACCGGTTCGGGTTCTCATTGGGTATCTATGTTTATTGATTTGAGGAACAAAGATGTGTTTTATTTTGATAGTAATGGAATCAAGCCTCCAATGGAAGTGAATAAACTGATTCAAGACCTACAAACGAATAAGGACTATACTGCCCATATAAATACGATGGAACATCAAATGCAAAATACTGAATGTGGCATGTATAGTTTGTATTTTATTATTTCCATGTTGAATGAAAAGCTAGATAGAAAAAAAATGACACGTAAGGACCTATTTGAAAAACTACAACATGTTCGTATTTCCGACAAGAAAATGAAAAATTTACGTAAAAAATACTTCAATAAATAATATCTATAGAATGTATAACGAATGTCAGAAAACGAATTGAAGCAAGAATTAGACCAACAAATAGCAAAGAACAAAGAAACACCAAAAGGAACTGTCATAACAACCAAGGTATTTCCATCTGATTTAAGTGGAAAGAGAAGCAATGTAGCCGGTGTCGCAACTTATACCAAAAAAGCGATACCCTCTTCTACCGCACGGCAGCAAGTAGATTACTATTTAAATCAACTATCGAAATATATTAAGTGGACGACTTCGCCCGACGCTGACCCATTGACAAACAAGTCTTCTTTTTTCCCTTCTATTACGAAAACATTTACCTTTCAAGCAGCGAAGCCGAAGGAAGACGAAACAAAAGGAGGTAAAAAGAAACGTAAGACAAGGAAGGGTTCTCGTAAGAATAAAAACAAAACCCGCAAACAGAAATAAAAACAATTCATGAGTATAACTTATAACAACGTATATTGATGAGTTCATTTGTCCACCCCGAGAACCAAAGAATAATATGGAATATTGTCAACAAAAACATTTACGTAAATGATTTTTTTCAAATTAACACACATGTATCCAAAGAACAATGGTTTCGTTCAATTATAGAGAAGTTTTATATGCAAAACGAAGGCAGAAATTTGTCAATAGATGAGTTGAATATGTTAAACAAAGATGTTCTCACCTTTATGGTGAAATCAATCCATTCTATACCCCCACAAAACAAACCACAAGATACACCGCCGGTTATTGCGAGCACACCTGCACCAACACCAATAACAAATTATCAAATTCAGACACCTCCTTATGTTCCAAATAACATAGGTGAACAAACAAATCGGGAATTTGAACATAAGAAACAAGAATATGAAGGCATGTATGCGAGACAGAAACCCGATGAGATGGATTTCAAAGAGAAGCATGACGATAGCATTATAGAAAACATGGACGAGTTAATCAACAATCATATCAGTGAACGAGAAAAGCAGATCAAGGAACTACATCCACCAATCTTAACAATTGTGGACCCCGCAACACCAATGCCGACGATGACGAATGTGGACCCTGTCACACCAATGCCGACGATGACACATGTGGACCCCGCCACACCAATGCCGAACGGAAAGAATACAGACAAAATTACTTTTACTATACAAGAGAACAAGGAAATACAAACATCCGACTCTGGCGACGATACGCAAATGAAAATGGAAATATTGGAATTAAAAGAAAAGGTGAAACAGTTACACGAGGACTATTCCTTATTCAAAACTGAACTAGAGACTAAATATAATGGTCATGCTTCTGCAATTGAGAAGATACAGTTAGACGTAGCAACTATACAGACAAACGCAAACAATTTTGACCAACAATCTGACAAATCAGACTAGTATATAATAAGGAAAGTTTGATACAAAAATACATATAAAGTTAACCATAATTATATATGTATTACTATATGGAGCTGTTCCAACATTCGTTATTTATCAACTTAGACTCACGTACGGACAGGTTTGACCATGCTCTAGAAGAATTTGACAAATTCAACATAGAAGTTGAACGAGTTCCGGCAATAAAACATAAACAGGGAGCAGTTGGTTGTACGATGAGTCATATTAAATGTTTACAGTTAGCAAAAGCGAGAGATTACGAGCATGTGTTTATATGCGAGGATGACATTACGTTTACAGACCCGAAGAAACTACAAGAAAGCGCTGAACTGTTTAAACAAAACATCCAATTAGATTGGGATGTGTTGATTATCGGCGGAAACAATGTGCCTCCCTATAAAAAAATAACTGACTACTGTGCCCGCATATTTAACTGTCAGACTACAACTGGATATATTGTGCGAAAACATTTTTACGATACGTTGATAGCAAACTTCAAAGAAAGTGCGACAAATTTAATGAGAAAGCCGGAAAATGGGCGAGAGTTCGCATTAGATATATATTGGAAAAAACTCCAAACGCAGCATACCTGGTTAATGTTAACGCCTCCGACGGTGACTCAATACGAAAGTTTCAGCGATATTGAACAAAAAAATGTAAACTACGACCATTTGATGTTAGATATGAACAAAGAGTGGTATATGAAACAACTGCAACAAAGACAACAAATACAAAAACTACAGGTAACAAATAAATAATCCTTCACAAGTCTAACGACTATTTATTTATTTGTAAGTTGCAGAAAGTTCGCCATGACATTCTTATTTTTCTCTACGTAACGATTTGTCTTCAATGTGGATTCATATTGTCTATGCATCATTCGTTCGCGATACGTGCGGTCTTGTTGTTGTAAGACTTGCTCGGCTTGTTGTTTTTCAAGAGGGGTTAACGATTGACTTCCGCGGTCACGCATAAAATGGTCAACCGAAGCATATTTTTTAACGTTATTGTAATCGCGTTCACTCACATTTAATACTGTTTGATCCTTGTGTACTTTACGCAAGTCATCAAATTTTAACTTACTAAACGGGTCAGATACTACATATGACCCGTCGTCATCTTCGTCGTGGAAATTGATGTTGGTATTATTATTTGAATATAACACTTGCACATCGGTGTGTTTGATTAATGATTGTTGATTGTCGCGGATTTTGTCTATGACCTGACCCATATTGCTTGCGCTGACTTTTTCATTTACTTCGTATATTTCTTTGTCGTTTGTGAACCATTCATTTTTTTCTGCGTCTGGCTTATTAACCATGTTTTTCTCGAATAGTTGGTTAAATTGCTGATTGAATTTAGATTCACCCATTTTGTTGACTAATTTTTGCATATTGTTGGTTGTATGTTTGTTCTCGTTACTGTATGTATCAGTCGCATAAGCGGTATTTGTATTTGTAATATCCATATCTTGTTTATGTTGATTGTTATAGAATTGAACCACAACATCAAATGCTTTTTTGAAAAAAATAAAATATTCAGACGAAAGTTTTGACTTGTCGGGATGAGTAGACAATACCTGTTTTTTTGCTTGTTTCAAATCTTCAACCGATATATCATAATCCAAGTGGAATAATTCTAAAATTTCCTTAAGAGAATACATGTTGACATCTAAATTATGTGATTTAATTGAATCCATATCTCATATAAATAGAAACCCAAAAAAACTATTTACATTGTTTTACAAAAAGAAAATAAACAATCCTTTCATATAGTATAATACAATGACTCTACCCGTTATCCATAGTATTGAAAACAGACAAGCTTTACTGGAACTATTGCGAACCAATCCTGGACTCATCTTTATTAAATTTGGTGCCGAGTGGTGTGCTCCGTGCAAAAAGATAGAAAAAGATTTAGAAGTCCATTATCAGAACATGTCCGGTAATGTTCAGTGTGTAGTCCTTGATATAGACAATAGCATTGACGTGTATGCTTACCTGAAGAGTAAAAAAATAGTAACAAGCATTCCCAGTGTCATATGTTATCAAAAGGGAAGTGTCACGTATGTTCCTGATGATGTATATTCTGGGTCTGATAAAAAAGAACTTGATTCATTTTTTCATAGGTGCAAAGAAGAATTATTGTAAATGCTCATATACTGGAACGATTAACATAGACTGATTCATATTTGACTTCTGTGTAATGTCTACCATAAATCTACAAAAGTCTCTCACCTCGGTATTGTTTATTTTTGTTTGATAAATATGAGAGCAAGGCAACTTGTCCATGATATTATTCAATACGCGATACCCTGTGCTATCTTGCATATTTGAGAGGTGCCTATAATTATAGATCATGTGGAAGAATGAATAATTATATCCAAACCATTCATACAAACAATACTTATAGTCACGGGTGTTTTCCAATAACTTGTCGACCAACGATGAAATATAATAACTGTCTTGAACTTCTTGTTTATTCGGTATGGTTGAAAATTTTACATAATTACAAATAAGAAGGTTATGTGACGATATGTTATGTATTTTACAAATATGAGTTAAATATGTAATAAAGTATGGTAAGAATTTCTGACTGCATAATGTGTTGAATATCACTATATGTGACGTGGGAGATTGTTGCAACTCGGGAAGAAGTGCCGCTTCATTTTGTTTATACTGACTTGAACTAAATGTATCAATCACTATAGCGACCGAATGATTATTATTGTACGATTCGTGGTTTCGCAAGAATACCGGAAACATCTGTTCAACCGCGTTTGACTGCAAATTATTATATTGAGAGTTTGGAACCGTCTTTTCATTCAGTTTACTGCCGATTGACACATATATGCGGTCAATCATATGGTCGTTTGATATTTCAAAGATTGTTTGTTCTAAATTCTCTGTAAAGTTAGTTTTGAATTCATGAATGCGGTTTGCCATGACTGATTAGATATTGATTAGATAGATGATTTCATGTATATAATCAATCACGCAGACTTCAATTTTCTTTTTTGCCTTGTTTGATTTTTCTTTTTATTCATTCTGCGAGTTTTTTTAGTTGATTTACGCTTCTTTTTCCCACCCGTGGTTTCAGAATTATCGGAAAGACTAGTTGGTTCAAGAGAAGCAGGGCTATTAGTTGGTTCAGGAGAAGCAGAGCTATTAGTTGGTTCAGGAGAAGCAGAGCTATTAGTTGGTTCCTCCGGTTCGGCGTTTTCATTCTCTTGCGCACCATTTTTCTCTTGTAATTCCGCCCATGTTACATAAGATAAAACTGCGGTAGTAATACCAACAAAAATATAGTTAATTGCTGGGATATGTGTATAAGTCATATTATAATATAGATAGATAATATGATTTTTGTGTTTACATCTTCGGCTTCAAAATAGAATCGGTATACGCATACTTATCTGACCAATTCTTTTTAACATCATCCGTAATCGTATTCAAGGTATGTCTCTCATATTCCTCTGGAGTTGAATAATAATAAGATTTTACGCCATCCTTAGAAGTCGTGTTGCGGACCTTAAAAAACAGATTCTCGCCTAGACTTCCAACACGAAGTGGCGTATAAATAATCCCATCAGTCGCACTTCGGATGGGTGCTCCAGTAGTGTCCGAAGTGGAAAACATCTCAATAATAACCTTTCTATTTTGAACATACTTAATAACCTTATCGCTTTTCCTATCCTTTTTATTTTTTTTATTAAAACCACCGACCTTGCTTGAAAGAGTCGTCTCGGACTCACTTACGCAAGTAAAATCATCGTCCAAAAATGTCTGATGAGGAAGGTCCTCGCCCATCATCTCCTCAAAGGTCATCTCCTCCTGTGGCTGATCATTATCCATAGTATCCATACGACTCGTAAACGAAATAAATAAACACGAAACTCTGTTGTGATATACATTATATCGTACTACTTCTTTAAATAAGTTACAATATATCTTATACACGGGTAAGCAATTGAAAAAATAATCTACATACATTGTAAATGGATTTGAAAAACACGATAATAGATAAATTTATGAAAACTGCGGAGCATGAATTGTCTAACGAAATACCTGCTCCTGAAATACACGAACCAACCAATACAGGCCATGTTCCAGACGAATTTACAAACTCATTAGTCACTGGAGAAGGTCATTCATTCCCATCCATTTCCGATATTCCTGTGGAAGAATCAGATAATTATACTTATTTAGACAATGACGAGTTATCGCGTGATTTTTTATTGGACCGCGATTTAACAAACACATATTCAATGCAATTAGTAATGTTTCACAAGAATACTAGTATGGACACACCGTTTCTGGAGTTCTATTTAGAAAAAACAGACAATATGTATCAATTCCCAACGAAAGAACTGAATAACGAGCAATTAAACGAAATGATTGAACAAATAGAACAAACACAATATGGTGGAGCGGACATAAAAACAACGCAACATGAAGATATTGAAATGGGAACAAAAACAACCCTCACCGAAACGGAAACATTGAATCCTTTTGAACACCAAGTATTCACCTTCTTTAACGAGAATACAGGATATTCTCATATCGTTGCTGAAAATACATACAAGGGATTTGTTGAGAACAATAAAACACTATATGTGTTATTTGAGAACAAAGATAAAGTTACTACTGCGGAGAAGGAGAACTATATGTGGGTTCTACTTGATGAGGTAATGAAGAAAGAGACCCTCACTCTACCTATTCATGACTCTGTTCGGGAGGTATTTTTACATCATCCGGAAGTGGCCTATATAAAATTAAACGACAATCCAGTTGATATTCCATTAATCATATATCCTGTGGACAAGGTAAATGAAATTTATGAAAATATATATTATACGAAAGAACAAGAAGAACAAGCAGAACAAGAAACTTTCTTAATTACATTGCCTATAGAGAACGAAGAATTAGGTAGGGTGTTTCTATTTACAACCGATATATTACCGTCAAATCATGATGTCCATTCCATAAAACGTATGGTAACATTTTCGCAAAACGCAATGTATACATTAGACAAACCCACGCGTGAGTTGTTTGATAAATATCCTATTGTTCGTTTCAAAGAAGACGATGTAGACATCTGGGGTATTTCAAATTATTTGTTATTTATGGAACTCTTATAAGCTGAATAATAATCTTCAAATCATTATTCAACATAAACCGTCATTTACACGTTATATGAAGATAAAAATTCCTTCATGTATTTTTCCTCTACTTCTACGTTGTTCTCAATTTCATCGGCGATAGGGTCGCGGTCATATACTCCCTTGAAATCCACTATATATGTATTAATCTTATCCATTGCTTGTTTTGATTTCTCTAATCTTTCCTGTGTTTTTCTTGATTCGTGCTCCACACGACGTTTTTTCTCGGCAAGTTCATTATCCTTCGCTTGTTTTTGGGATTCAATCAAACGCGCCATTTCATCTATTTTTTGTGTTTGCTCTGAAATCAGTTCGTTTTTCTTTGCATCGGCCAATTCAAGGACGCTCTGGTCTTCAATTATATTTTCATTTTCTAACAATTCACTTACGCTGATAATGGTGCTGCATATATCCGGTTTTCTAATTTTGTCAAAGTGTTTACGCTTTGTACTTCCTTCTTTACCGCGGAATTTTTCGTTAAACTCTTGAACGACCTTATCGGGTATGATAGGACTGCTTTCCATCAATCGGTCATACTCATTACGACATATCTTTAAAAATTGTCCAGCCTCAACACGTTCTTCGCTGCGTTTTGCGAGTTCAATGCGAATGTTTCTGGAGAATTTATCCCAAGAAATCATAGACACACGATGAGCTTCGTTCAATTCAGATATTTTTAAATATTGTTGAATCGTTGTTAGAATACCAATGAATATATTTACTGCTCCGATCAACATAGGAGCATAGGTGCGGTAAGGTGCAGGTAAACTAGATTGAGCAAATGATGCGGTTCCGGTAATTGTGGAAAGTGTAATGGCCGGAATAGTAAACCAGGCATGTAGATACGAATATTTGGTGTGAGCACGTAAGTTTAACCACTTGTAGCACTGTGCTACATCGCACCACTCAACTAAAATCTCTTCATTTTCTCTTGACCATTCTACTGGTATGATTGTGCTTTCAGTTAAACTTTTATTATCGGCTTGGTCAACAATATTATTGGATTCGCTATTTTCTTGGGAGTCCATTCTATGTATTCTTATATTCTATCTGTAAAAAAATATAGAATAAAAGATAATTAGGACTCGGTTGAACTGGTTTCGTCGTCTCCGTTGGTGGTATCTGTTTGTAACTGATTCACCGCATTTTCCATACCAATTTCTATCACTTCTGACGCAATATGTTCACTTGTGATAGTGTTTTTATTGTCACATTCAAATTCGTTAGCATATTTATCTTCTAGATCCTCTTGCAAATAGTTATCTTGTCCAATGTCTTCGTCTCCGATATCTTCAATAGAAAAGCTTAAATTCGTATGTAGGTTCTGGTCCATTTCGTTAGTAAAATCTTCTAACTTAGACAAAACGCGTTTCAATTGCTTTTTTTGTGATATGTGAAAAAATGCTAAATAATTCAAGAACAAATTTGTTTGTTCGCGGAGCACGTAATTTTCATATTGAAGTGTATTTAAAAAATTAGAAATAGAATAGCCAATCTTGCTGTCATCAGTATAACTGGTGATTGTATTTCGTTGACCTTCACATTTTGTATGCAATGTATTAATTAAGTATAAAATATTCGCATGAATGCCCTTTACATCTTCCAATTTATATTCTTGCGATGGTTCTAATTCTTTGTATGCAGGGAAACTCTTTGAATTCACATCGTCATTTTCAATATCGATAGAATGGTCTTTGAAATATTGCATAATGAGTGTGTATAGTTTGTAATAATCACAATACATGCGATTGTTTAACAAAATGCGGAATTTCTCAATGTTCTCTATTTCAAGCATAAATGATTTGTATTGAAAAAAGAACGCGTCTAAACAAAAAAGCATGACTTTCTTGGTATTTAGTTTCATTAGTTCAGTATATTCTTTTTTTACTAGTTGTAATTTCTCGTGTATATCACTTTTTATTTGAAATACCTTGCGTTTTAACACTAATATACTTTCAAAATTATTTTTTAGTTTGTCTATTTTAAAAGCATGGTCGTCGGACATTATATATATATATTCTCTTTGTAGAAATAAATCTATATACCATATAATTCTTTTGTATAATTGCGTATTGTGGTATTAATGTCTCTTGCCATACTTTCAAACGATAATGTGTCATATAAATAATCCTGGAACTGAATTGATATCTTCATAGGAGAATTGTCGTTAAGAACAAAATTAGATTGTTGAACGAAATCTAGTGGGATATTGTCGTTTGTTACTGGAAGGATGTCATCCGTTTTTTGACGGCACGCTAATTTACTTGAGTATTGTTTAATAAGCCAGTGATATTCTGCCTCTTCGTCGTAAATAAACCTGTAATATCCATCGGACGATAGTTTAGTATAGAACGCCTGTGCCGATTTGGTAGAATACAACTGAATATTAATTAGCGCAATATAGTACGTTTCTCCATTATTCATTTTGTTATACATTCGCGACTTGATTACATCGCCAATATTCTCATGACGAAAGTAATAAGTAAGAATAGAACTAGTAATATTGTTAGCGACATAAGGAATATAAATGATGATGTTCTTGGTCATGTTGAAATAGAAGGTTGGTTTTGCTACCATGTAATAGAATTTCGGGAAGATTAATCAATTTTATATATGTAATATATAAATGAATCGCCAAGATATAATAGAACAACGTAATAAGATTATTAAATACACTCTATTTATAGAAACAGTATGCTATTTACCGACTCACGGTAACGAGTATTACGTAGAGATAGAGATACCCATACTACCTAGACCAAAATTGGTGAGGAGTGTAAATTATGCCAACAAGGATTACACTGACAATCGTCGTAGACATTCAAACGAACTACTTGAGTATTTGGGTATTGTATAATAAAACAACATGTTCAATACAAAACATATTCAATACAAAACATATTAAATAGAGTCTATCTAATATGTATTATAGTTATGGAAGAAACTGATAAAACGCAAATCATACAGAGATTTGGTTCAGTGATAAGTGATTTAATAAATGATTTACATACCACGTTTCCTGAATTCGGTGATAAGTTTGAGCCCTATCGTCAATCCGACTTTGTAGAAACAAGCTTATCTAGTGTATATGAGCACGCCAGTAAAGTATTCCCAGAACGTTTTTTTGATATCTTGTATCAGAACATGGAGATTTTTCAAAGCGATACAAATACCGAATTTCTTCCCGGAATAGACTTCAAGGTATTTTTTAATTGCGAAGATGTATCCGAGGACACGAAAAAGACATTGTGGAAATATCTTCAACTCATGTTGTTTATCGTGGTTGAGAATGTGCAAGACAAGTCCATGTTTGGTGATGCTTCAAATATGTTTGAAGGGATTAACCAAGACGAGCTGCAAAGCAAGTTAAGTGAAGCAATGAACGGCTTGGGAGATCTGTTTAAAAATATCGGTAAAATGGGCGAACCGAGTGATGATACCGAAGAACCAGACGAAACATCTAAGAAGTTTGCGGAAGGATTTGCGGATAAGATGGGCGGCTTACCTGACCTGAAAGGCATCCAGGAAAAACTAAACAAATTATTTGAGGGTAAAATTGGTGCGCTCGCAAAAGAAATGGCGGAAGAACTTACGAATGATTTCACAGACGTATTCGGTGAAGATATGGAAAGCAAGCATGCGAATCCTCAGGAAGTAATGAAGCAACTCATGAAGGACCCCCAAAAGCTAATGGGACTAATGAAAAAGGTATCGGGTAAGCTGAATTCAAAAATGGAAAGCGGTGAAATTTCCAAAGAGGAATTGATGAAGGAGGCTAGTGATATTTTAGGTAGTATGGGAGGTGGGGAAGGAGGTGGGGAAGATTTTAACGAAATGTTGAAGAATATGGCTAAGTCTATGGGTGGAAAACTGGGAAAGAATATGCGCGTAGATACAAATGCGATTGACCGCATGACAAAGATGCAGGGTCATCGCACAGCAATTATGAAACAGCACGAGGCAAAAAAGCAGAAAATGGCCGAAGAGGCTAACCGTAGAGAATTACAGCGTCTGGAACAAATTCGTGTTCAAGAATCCTTCGCGCAAGCATACTCCCTGGAAAATAACGGGAACACTGAGGATTTAGTATTTCGCATCCCAGGCCAAGAGGGGCACGAGCGGTCGTTTATTCATCCTGACTTATTGAAGGAAATGGAGGAAGAGGAGAAGCAAGAGGAAGTAACGAAGAAATCAAAAAAGAAGAAGAAGAAGAAGGTAACGAAATAATGCCTTTTACGGGTAAATAAATTAATCTTATGTTAATATATATGTTGTCCAAATACATTAACATTCCTCTATTTTTAGTCGCACTCAGTATTGGTATTTTTGCGGTATACATTACCGTGCCTGAAAAAAGGAACATCTATATATTTCCTACTCACGAGAATGTAGAGATTATGCAATATAAGGACAAGGCTGACAATTGTTTTCACTACAAAGAAACAGAGGTGACGTGTCCTACAAACGAAAAAGAAATTACCACTGTGAAACCACAATATTAGTATGTCGCAAAAAATATAGTAATATTGTAATGAATATTGATTAACACGACCTGGTTTAATTTTTATAGTCTTAGTGTATAGATGTCTTCTGACCAAGAACAAACGCTCATTCCACATGATATAACTGTGGATTTAATTCGTTTAACTATGCTCATTTACAATTATGGAAAAGATTTCGTATTTGAACCATCTACTGATAATAATTTCAAAGAGTTTATTGATCGCGTTGTAGATACATCAATCGGTTCAGACGATATTTCTGTTTTACGTAAATCAGCAATTTGCGATATACAAGAAAGCAACGATAATATGGAATTATGTGAATTTATAAGCGATGCTGAAACGGATATACAGGTAGGTATTGTATTGAATCATGATAAAAAACAAATATGTGTGGTGTTTCGTGGAAGCGAATCAATAAAAGATTGGTATTACGATTTCCAAATCTCCAAACATCTTTTACATAACGATATCAAGATTCATTCTGGATTTTATAATCAATTACATGATACAAACGTATATGAAAAAATTGTGAACAAAGTAAAATCAATTGCAGCAACCTATACAGATTACCAGACCTACATTACGGGACATAGTTTAGGAGGTGCTCTATGCACTTTATTCGGGTATTTGCTATCACATGAATTTGAAGACGACGTTACAGTGGTATCTTTTGCCAGTCCTCGTGTAGGAAATTCTTATTGGAAATCATCGTTTGAAAACAAATCCAATTTGTCGCATTATCGCATTACTAATAACCGAGATATAGTGACAGCAACTCCATCGTATAACTACAAGCATGTAGGCACAGATATTCATGTATACGAGGATTCTTACAAACTTGCCCCCACAGATGTTACATACTGCTGTAATTTTTCGTGTATTTTTGTAAATCATTGGAGTGTGCGTGACCATAATTGTGATTTATATTATAGTCACATCAAGAACAATAAATGGTAAAATGGATGGAGTGTTCAACGCAATACAAAGACCTCCCACAGGCGAAGTAGTAAAATAAGTTACAAAATATATACTCGTATAGTATATAATGCACTTGAACCGACTATTAAACACCGAAACTGGGAAGGCATTTGTTTCCATCTTATTAGGGTTGGGTTTAGCATCATTATTTAGAAGGGTATGCAATGAAGACAAATGCCTGAATTTCAATGGACCTATTTTAGATGAAGTGGAAGGAAAAATATTCAAATCTGGTGACAAATGTTATAAATATGAACCGTCCCAGGCGAAATGTGAACCAACCAAAAAAACAGTGGATATCAACCGCAAGGAACAAGAAATTTAATTTAATTCGTTGAAAACTATACAATCAAACATAAGTATTATTGTATAGTTATGGAGTCTACCACCACTCGTATCGCAGATTTACCTATCCAACCGATTCAACCCGAGAAAAACACGCCAAAAATTCCAGATGGTGTTCAGACAAATTATGTGCCGATTAATGACCATCCAAACCCATATGGTATGCCAAACAGTCAACAGCCAATGAACCATCCCGAAATCTCATTTCAAGGGAATAATTCTCATGTTGAAAATATGCATGTTCGTCCCGACCCTCCCGGTGCTCAATTTTTAGATGATGAACAACAACATGCAATGATTGCTTCACAGTCACAGCAGCGTCTGCCTTCCCGAGATATTCCGATGGACACCACCCAATTTTCAAATGATGAACAAATACATACCAATTATGTTCCCAAATCAATCTTAAAAAAGGATTACGTTCGTGACGAGTATAATATTTCTGAACAAGAAATACGAACCCAAGAACAAGAAAAGAAACGACAAACCCGGTTTGAGACAATGATTCATGAATTCCAGGTGCCAATCATTCTTGGTTTGTTATATTTCTTTTTCCAGTTACCGATTGTAAATGCGCAAATATTTAAAAAGTTTTCCTTTTTAAGCATTTATGATGAAGATGGAAATTTTAATATTTATGGACTTGGATTGAAGAGTGTATTGTTTGGGTCGGTGTATTATATGATTATGAACATATTTTACTTCTTGATGGAAGTCTAAAAAAAGAAGAATCTAGACGGACGCTTCTTGGTTTTATTTTGCTTTTCCTTGGTCTTTTCCTTAGTCTTTTCCTTTCTTATATTCTTCTCTAATTTCAATCTCTCAATATTTGCGGGATTGTAATTCAAAAACCATTCTTCGTATGATTTTGAACCCTTTTTGATTTCTCTATATTTAGATGCCTTCTCGGCACGGATAGACTCCTTTGTCGGTTGTTTTCCGTAACAATCTATATTAAATCGCCGTAATAGTCCCTTCTGCCCTAATCGGTTATTTTCTTGTATGTGGAACAAATACGATGCCATACACAAGAGACGATCAACGTCATATTCCGGCAAATTGATATATATAAATCCAAGATAAAAGGATAGAATGGTATCTATCGTAGCGACCTTAATTTTTGTGCCGTTTACATCTATAATATTATAGTTATGACACGCGATTGGTTCGTAGATGAAAGCAATCGTCTCATTGTCCACTATAATTTGAATACGTTTAGGCAATAGCTCTCCAATTGCTGCGTGTTCTACTGATTTGATATCGGTTATACCTAATTCGTGTAATTGTTCTTGGACGATAAGTGCGGTTTTCTGAATATCGTCACTTAATACATCAAAATCCGGCACGTTTTTTTTGTTTTTTTCACCTGAGATATATCTTGAATATAAGCTATATGCATATCCGCCAAAAAATACACTTCCACTGTTAACCAACGTATCTCTGACTGTTATGTAAATCTTGTCTTTTATATCATCGTCCATTTCCATTTTACGTTGAAACTCAATCTGATTACATTTTGAAGATTTTAAAGGGTAATGTTTGTTCAATAGCGTCAATCTTTTCAGCACCTTTTCCCACCGACTTATGTCGCCAGCTGGACGAGATAATTCCAAATACATACCCATGCGTAAAAAGTTAGCAGGAACGTAACGAATACCAGCAACCAAAAGCGACTGTTTGAATAAAGATTTATATAGACCAGCATCAAGTTGTGTTATATCTGCGATAGGAATAAAATTCACATATACTTTGTATGTCCCGTGATGAACCCCTGCCTTTGCTTCCGCGTCGGTATATCCATTCTTATAATAAATATCTGTTAATTCTTTCGCGTCTTTCAGAGCATCAGGTGAATAAAAATCATAATCAGGGATTTCCGCATCACGATTGTAAAATTGGTCGTATGAAGGCAATATATTGTTAATGGCAGTTCCTCCGTAGCACATTAATTTCTTTTTTATCAAAAAGTCCTCTACTATTTTTAATATACTCTTTATCTCTGTTGTATTCACAATCTTCTTACCTTTCGTTTCTTCGTTTTTATCTACCGCTTGTCGTAATATAGCCAATTCGCAATCATCAAACGTCATTTTGTTGTCGCATACAGGATGATTGTATTTATTGTGTTTTTTCTTGGTTTGTTGTTTTCCCATAAATAATCTTATATAGTATAAGATTATTTTATTTTGTCTATCCTTTATTCTTCTATTTCCTCCGCATTCTTGTAATATTGAACCACTGATGCGAGTGGAACAAAACTTGATTTGAAGTGATTAAAAAACTCTTCATATGTATCCAGTTCCTCTCCTTTTAGATAAAAACGAAACAAGTTAATTTGACACGCATGTCCTAAAACAAGTTCTTTCAACTCAGGATTTTTTTCGTTTTTCAGGCGTTTGTTTGGGACTGCCAGTCTATACTTATCTACATTTGTGCATAACTCACAACCGTCTTTAATCGCCAACGGGAAGGTATTTTCTGCTAATATTTCGGTGAAACTATTTGAATGCAGGTTGGTCGTACCACTCTCCATATTTATGTACTTGGTTAAATCGTAACATGCTTTCTCATCGGTTTCACATTTGCTGTGTTCAGCATATTTACGGTTGTAGGATTTATCTATCACCAATACAACTTTTCCCATAATATCACTTAGTTTCGTTTCCCCATCTACCTTTTTTGAATACAGTTTTGTTCGCAAGCTGTAGTCTACGGATTTCGCTATCATTTTATAGATTGAATTGTCGTCGGATTTTACACGCAATTGTATAAACAGCGGGTCATTGTAGTTAGGTGATGGACGAGAGAACGCGGCCGATACTGCTGAAATTAATGCGTTGTCCAATAATATAGAGTTCTCGGTTTCAATAGTTTTAAATGTTTTGTCTACGCTGTAACTCACTTTCGGTTTGTTGTCAATCATGAGCACCTCAAAGTCAAGAAAACGACAACCGCGTTCAAGCACGTATTTAATCATCTCTGTGTTCACATACTTTCCAGTAATTGCTGTATTGTAAGAACCTTTTATCACGTAATCTTTTAATATTTCGTTGGATTGTTCTTTATTGCTTGATACAACCTGAATAGGGACACCCGTGTTGCTTAATGATGATAATTCCGAATCAGCATTTCCAAAAAAGCCCTCCGTCGCCCCCTCGCAAGCATCTATGCTACATTTTTTGTTTTCAAACGTCTCCCGGACATTTAACCATTGTTTGGCATGAACAACAATAAATTTGGAGAACAGATAAAATAAGATGCAAATACTCGTTATGGTTAGGATTGTATGAAGTTTCATTGGTTATTTATAATATACACATAATATAATTTATCCAACAACAATATAATACTTTATAGTATATATATTAATATTAGATGGCAGGAGGATTACTAAATATCGTATCCACAGGAAACAATAATTTAATTTTAACAGGCAATCCTACCAAAACATTTTTCAAGGTAACCTATAGCAAATATAGTAATTTTGGTCTACAAAAATTTCGTATTGATTACAATGGTTTGAGAGAGCTTAGATTGAATGAACCTTCTACATTTACCTTTAAAATTCCTCGCTACGCGGAACTATTAATGGATACATATGTAGTTGTTACATTACCTGATATATGGAGTCCAATCTATCATCCTATTTCTGGAACCGATGGAAATGGAACGAATTTCAATTGGGTGCCATATGATTTTCGTTGGATAAAAAATGTGGGAGCGATGATGATAAAGGAGATTGAAATCAATTGTGGGTCAATGAATTTACAAAGATATAGTGGTGAATATATCGCGTCGATGGTAGAAAGAGATTTTAGTGATGAAAAAAAAACCTTATTTAACCGAATGAGTGGCAATGTAAAGGAGATGTACGACCCAGCAACGTCTCATCAGCGTATTAATACATATCCATCAGCCTATTATACTACTACTTCTACTGGAAGTGAACCATCTATTCGTGGGCGAAACTTATATATACCATTAAATAGCTTTTTTTGTCTAAATAGCGGTTCCGCGTTTCCCTTGGTTGCACTTCAGTATAACGAACTTACTGTGAATGTAACGTTGAGACCAATCCGAGACTTAATTCAAGTAAGAGATGTATTTGATGTAACCTATAACTTCCCTTATGTTCAGCCCGATTTCAACGAAAGCCGATTTCAAATGTATCGTTTTTTACAAACACCCCCTGCAGCAGATATTAGCCCGGCAAGTTATGAAAACAAAGTGTCCACTTGGAACGCAGACGTTCATTTACTGTCTACGTATTGCTTTTTATCTAAAGAAGAGTCACAAGTATTTGCAGCGAAAGACCATGTTTATTTAGTGAAAGATGTACATCAATATAAATATGAAAATATCACGGGAACCAAAAAAGTCAAAATAGAATCCAGTGGAATGGTTGCGAATTGGATGTGGTATTTTCAACGTAATGATGTAAACTTGCGCAATGAATGGGACAATTACTCGAATTGGCCCTATGAAACGATGCCCGTGAATGTTAGCTCTTATGAAGTCGTCGCCGGTTCTACGGGGTTTCAGTTAGACGCAGATACGGTGACCTATCCAAATATCAATCCAGAAAGCAAAATCAATACTGGTATCGCTACTACGGGTGACTATGCGAGTGACAACCGTTATCATATATTAGAAACAATGGGTATTGTTCTGGATGGTGAATACCGTGAAAATATTCTAACCCATGGGGTGTATGAATATATTGAGAAATATACGCGAACGAAGGGCAATGCGAAAGAGGGTCTTTATTGTTATAATTTTTGTTTAAATACGAATCCATTTGATTATCAACCGTCGGGCGCAATCAATTTGAGTAAATTCAAAAATATTGAGTTAGAGCTCACCACATATATTCCCCCCGTGAGCAGTAACTCAAGTTTTGATATTATTTGTGACGTTTCAGGTAATCCGATCGGTGTCCGCAAGGCAAACTGGAGGTTGTTTGATTATAATTATAACCTTACTGTGTTTGAGGAGAGATACAACGTGTTGTCTTTTGTGGGAGGAAATTGTGGTATGTTATATGCGAAATAATGAGTATCTTTTGACTGCTTTTTTATAAGACTCTATATTATAAAAAAGAAATTATATCCATGACAAATACCGATACTACAGAAAAGAAACTTCATAAGAAAACATTTAGTAAAGACCCTAATAGTAGTGCCTCTGAGTTTCAAGTAGAAAACATGAAACATAAGATAAAGTCAGTAAAGAAGAAGAAAAAAATGTATAATTACAACAATATTGAACAACTACAGAACATACATGATGACGTAATTATTGACTCGTCTAATAATACTGTTATAGAAGGGTTACCTAAGAGTCCTATTGCGAAATTTTCTAAGGATGAGTACGAGGGAGGAGACGACGATATCTATGAACCCAACAATCCTCCTCCTAAGAACGAAACGGATGATAATAAAAATAAAAATAAAAATAAAAATTCATCCGAGTCCATTCGGGATTTTTTTGGAAACGCGGATTCTATGACAGGGGGCGGTTTTGCGGAAGCAATCATCCGGTCGTTGACGAATGAAAAAGTGTATGAAAAGGATACACGCATCTTAAAAAACTATATTTACAGTTTCTTTGCCCTTTTGGTCGCATTTTTCTTGACTGTCAATTTCTGTGTTACTATGTTTTTACGTATTGATGGAAAACGACTGGGACTTGTAGAGTATGACCCATATGATAAAAATTTTGATACTTCCAAATTTGCGTCGGGATATCCAGTGATTTACCGCATCACCGCAGAATATATACGCAAAATGAAAGAACATGCTCCGGAAATCCAAAAGCCGCCTGATCCGCGATATGAACCGCTCGATTATTTGTTAAGCGGACCATTATTTGTATCTGATACTTTTGGAAAGTTTGTTGAAACCGCGCCTGATTTTCTTAGTAACATCTTTAATGTGAATGTCTTATACATCCTAACCTTTGTAGGTATGTTTACTGCTGCCAGATACGGACCGGACGCATTAAAAACGGTTTTTATGTCCGCTACGAAGGCAGATTTTTCTAGTCCATTAACGTATATTCCACTCATTGGTATATTATGGGCTTTTGGTCTTTCTTTTGCATCTATGAGTGAATTTAGAGTAAAATTAATTACGAGCAATAGCTATTTTATGGTTTTATGGATCCTTTTTACGATTGCGCAGTTATTGTTATTTATTTTCTTGGGACCTGCTATTGGCGCAGTATTATTTGTAGGGTTGTTTATATTGCTGTCTTGCTTTTCTTTATTGTATTTTTCTGAGGGGAAGATGGGGATAGCATACACACTTGCTGAACAATTATATACCATGATTATTGAAGAAATGCGAGAATATGAAATACCGTCCAAAAATAACTGTAGAAAAACCGGATTTGTAGGTGATTTCAAATATTATCTGAATCGCATGTCTTATTTTGTATACAAAAATCTTCATTATCTGTCTTTTATTGTTCTATTCGCAGTGGCGAGTTTGGATTATTATAGAAATATGAGAAGTGACAGTCTAAAGAATAAATTAATACCTCTTACGATGGCTCTTGTCGTTGGGCTGACCACCTTGATGGACAATCCATTTAGTTACATTTTCCAAACGGCGGACTCTCCGTAGGTCGCTTCATTTATTATACTTACAATAAAAATGAAATAAAAGGCTTTTTATTGTAAATAGTATTAGAGGAAAATATGGGAAAAAATAAGAATAAAACTCTTCCATTCGTAAGTATATGCACACCCACGTTTAACCGTCGTCCATTTATTCAGAATATGTTTGAATGTTTTCATCACCAGGATTATCCCAAATCCAAAATTGAGTGGATTATTGTGGATGATGGAACTGACAAGATTGGCGATTTGATAAAAGCAGCCGACATCCCTCAAATTAAATACTTTGAGGTGGAAAACAAAATGACTCTCGGTGCGAAGCGAAATTTCATGCACCAACAAGTAACCGGTGACATTATAGTGTATATGGACGATGACGACTATTATCCTCCGGAACGCGTTTCGCATGCGGTTTCTACGTTGGTTGATAACCCGACGGCCTTGTGTGCCGGTTCCAGTGAAATTTATATCTATTTTAAGGGCATGAATAAAATGATTCAGTGTGGACCATATGGACCGAATCACGCAACGGCAGGAACATTCGCCTTTAAAAAGGAGCTATTGCTACAGACAAAGTATGAAGACCACGCAGCACTGGCAGAAGAGCGAGCTTTCTTGAAGGATTATACGATTCCCTTTGCTCAGCTTGACCCAATGAAGACAATCCTTGTATTCTCACATGACCATAATACATTTGATAAACGAAAAATGTTTGAGCAGCAACAAGACCCGAAATATTTTAAAGAGTCGGGGAAAGTAGTAAATAATTTTATTCGTAGAAAGAGTGAGAAGGCGATTAAACGCTTTTTTTTGGAAGACATTGATAAACTACTTAGTGTGTACGAGCCAGGACGCCCTAACATGAAACCTGATGTGTTGAAACAGATCAAAGAAATAGAGGCAAAGCGAGACGAAATGAAAAAGGCGATGTTAGAAAAGCAGCAAGAAAATGGGCCAATCATACTGAATCGCCCAGAAGGTCAGATGCAGCTATCAAACAAACAGGTTGTTGAAATTATTAAACAACAGCAGGTTGAACTTGAAAAACATAAAAAGGATAAGCAAGAGATGGACCGATTATCTGAATTAATGAAACATAAACTAGTTGACCTTCATAATAAAACCGTATCTCTTCGTAAAGAAAAGGAAGCCTTGGAACGAGTGTTGAAGGAGTCGGATATCAGACCTCCTCCTCCTATTCCTGTGCCTCAAGTTAGTATTCAGCCACAATTGACCGAGGCACCTCAGTCATTTACCCAACCAATGGAAGATGGCACTTCTCCTACAAATAAGTCCGAACCCGTCGTTTGATTGACTTAGTATAGTCTCGCATATATAATTATGTAACGTATTGTTGTATAATTATATTACATCCATGTGCCATATTATTCCTCGTCCAACTCATCTGTTATCGCATCTTTCTTTACATTCTTGTCTAGAAACCGGTATACTCGTTTAATATCTAGTTTCGTTATATTTGTATCTTGAAACATTTTCTCAACTGCGTTTAATACATCGTTCTTTTCATAAAAATCCTTTCCTTTGAATATACGTAAATCCTGAAACATGGCCAATGCGTCTTTCTTATCTAAATCCAAATTCTGACATAGATTGATAATAAACATCAGATTATTGTATTCAGTTGAATATTTTGTCAATACCTTCGTGAACCTAACTTCCACCGGTTGAAATTGTGGCTTCTTGTCAAAATATTCGTGATATAACTTATTGTTGTAAAAAGTTTTGATTAGGGAACTCATCTCGTTGAATTGCCATATTTGACTTTGAAATGTAATCCGGTCAATATAATCGGCAAAACAAATATTATCCAGAAGCTGTAGATACAACGGGAAACTTTGGTCTTTAGGTTGAGTTTCTAGAACATCTACTATGTTTTCATGCCATAAAAGAGAAATTATCGTCCGGTCAGTCTCGTTCATTATGCGCGCGTGGTCTTCTAATGTATACTGTTTGTTAATAAGTTGCTGCGTCGTCTTTTTCGCGTCTTCATTCACAGATTTACGCTTGAAAATGATATTCAACTTATCTGTGTTAATCAATTCGGGCTTATTTATCAATAATTTTGTTACAAATTCCAGTTTGCGAAGATCGCCTTGAATGTAATTCAATACGACGTTCTGTTTTTCTTCGTCAATGCGGTTATAGTGAACGATATTGTTCGTCAATAAATTGTGCACCTGATTTTGTGTGGGCAGTTTTAATTCAAATACGTTGCATACTTTCATCAACTCCTTTAGTTTCTTGTCAATACTGTAATTGCCTACACATATAATGGGGTTTTTCGTAGTACTTTCTAACTTCTGTTTCTTCGTTTTCTTCTGTCGTATCAACTTAATCAACGCATTGATGCCTCCTTTGTCTCCATTGTTCATGCCATCTATCTCGTCCATCAATATCACGATTCGTTTCTTCTTTTTCTCCATCATTTGTAATACATTTTGAGATGCGATATTACTGCTTGTTATTGTCTCTATCAAGTTCTTATTGCGCACGTCACCGGCATCATATTTAATAACATCAAATTCTAATTCTTGTATAACATCCAACACGAACTTCGTTTTTCCAGAACCAGGTGATCCATAAATATAAAATCCTCGCTTGAAGGAAACATCATTCATTGAGTTGTCAAAATTCAGCAATAATGATTTTAATTCATTCGCTATATGAGTCCTTTCAAGATGTTCGTTCACATCATTCATAGCAGTTGTCCTCTTCATTTACCTATATTCTCTCCATTTTATTATATATTTTTTCTATAATATAATAAAATTTGTCTAGTCTATACTGTGATTATCTGGAGAACGCACTGAAATCAGCAGTCACGGGCATAAATTGATTCGCTCTCTTCGCGGGCACTGTTCCCATGTAATCAAACTCCGATGTTCGGTGATTCTTACTTGGAAGAGCAGTGTTTTGTGTGCGGGTTCCCAGTCCACTTTGTAGTCCAGGTTGAGCGTTCTTATTCTCTTCTCTCTTTTTCACATCTGTTGGGGACATTCTAAACAGACCCGCTATGCCAGAAGCAGTGTCCCTCACTAATCCTGTCGCAGTTCCAGCAGTGTCTCTGATTAAACTGTCGGCTGTATCAATCGTCTTTCCAGCCACATCTCCCACGGCACCTACAGTCTTTCCAGCCACATCTCCCGCCGCGCCGACGGTCTTTCCTGCCACGTCTCCTACCGCACCAACGGTCTTTCCAGCCACGTCTCCTACCGCACCAACGGTCTTTCCAGTCACATCTCCAGCGGCACCTACTGTCTCCTCGGCTATCTCGCCCACACCTCCCACTGCGTTTTTAATGGGTTTCTTTTTCTCATCTTTCACCATTGATTTACCATCCACGTCCATAGTCCCAGACCCTCCTTGTCCTCCACAATTCGTGCAGGTCACGTCCTTGGGGCAAGTGGGGCAAGTGGGGCAAACAGGTGGGACAATCTGTGTCTTCAAAATGTAATCTTCAGACGTCACTTCTGGGGTAGCATCTGTCGTCTTCGCATTATCGTCCGTCTTCTCCGTTCCACTCTTCAGTTCAAGAATGGATTTTCCATTGGGTCCTTCCACGCCTTTCTCTGATAACTTCGTGATAGACTTCATCACCAACACATCACTGGCAGAACCTTCTAGGCCAAGCAAAATAACCACCGTGCTCTCCTTGTAAGGCAGGTAAACTACCACGTTCTGACCACGTTCATCTGAAGCATACATCGGCACAAATTCAGACATAGTGACACTGGAACGCTGTTTGATAATATTCGCATCCGTGCTAATTAATCCTTCTCCGCGTCTGTATATCTTAATCTCCTCAGAACTGGATTTGATAATTAAATCGCCAGTCTTGAAATCGTATTTCACATTTTCGGCAAGTTGGTATACATCTCGTTCTTCGCTATATAGAGGTTCGCTCACCAAAGAGTTGTTAGAAGAATTTGCTAAAGAGCGGTAGTGACTCAGCATAATGGGTGTTTCAGTGTTATCAGCAACCTGTGTAGTTTTTCCGTCAAACAGATAAGAACCCACCAGTTTCTTTTCGTTCTTGTCCACAATCATCATGTATGTTCTATTGTCCCAACTGATGTAATACACATTCTTTTCGTTCTTGATGGTAGTTTGACTGGGATATTCCCATGAAGCATGAGAAGGACTGATGGAACCAGTAGTAAAACTAGCATTGCTGGATGCGTCTGTTCCATCTGTGTAATAAGTTATCGCACCAGAACGAGGAGTTATAAATATATTTCCCGATACGTCGTTACCAGATGCGTCTGTGCCTTGCACCTCTACTAAATTTCCATTCGCGTGATCAAACATAATGTTCTCGTGTAACACATGTAAATCTTTCGTGGTGGAGTATTCGTCTACTTTTTTAGTAATAGGCGTGCTCGTAAGACCCTCGCGTGATGCTCTTCCAATAAACATTGCGATGACCAATACGACCAACAATATCAAAAATATAATCAAAGGCGACATTTTGAATTTCATGTTCAGTTTCATCTTTAATTATTATAAATTATAAACCGAAAAAAATAGTTTCTATGAAAATTGAATTGTTTATTTGATTTGCGTATTCTGTCAAATAAAATACAATGTTAGCAAGATTTTATGAACCAACCAAACACAAGTATGAAATTTGTATAGATGAGGCAGGTCGCGGTTGTTTGTTTGGACATGTGTATGTAGCTTGTGTTGTTTTACCTAAAGATGAAAATGCTTTTCCTGGAGAAAACATCAAAGATAGTAAAAAATTCACTTCCAAAAAAAAAATAAATGCTGTCGCCAATACAATCAAGGAACATGCTCTATTTTCACATGTAACATCCTTGAATTCTGCTGAAGTAGACAAACTCAATATTTTACAGGCGGTGATGGTAGGTATGCATAAGTGTATTCGCGAGACAATCGCCCACTTTCAGCAGAAAGACCCTGCGTTGACAATAGACGACTTTGCTGCATTAATTGATGGTAATTATTTTAAACCTTATAATGTATTTGACCCGGCGAGGGAGATGTTCATTTCATTAGAGTCTCATACGTTTGAAAAGGGTGATGGAAGGTATATGGGAATTGCCGCTGCGGGCATCTTAGCAAAAACCTCCCGTGACCAATACGTGCTTGGTTTATGCGACCAACACCCCGAGTTGGTAACCAAATACGGATTACACACCAATATGGGATATGCTACGAAGACGCATAGAGAAGGGATTCTGGAACACGGCATTACACAGTGGCACCGAAAGTCGTATGCTCCATGTAAAGGACATATGGAACGACTCATCATATAAACATGGTATCTATTTTCTCTTTATGAACACATACAAAATTGGTTGATTTATC